CGCCAAGAAGGCGAGGAGATCATTTGGTGGATGGACAACACTTTGGGCCCCGCCATCGCAAAGGATCATCGTTGGCGGTCGCCAGTGTGCATCGCAACCACGATGGAATATGTTAAAATCCCTGTTGAGGATGACCGTCCCATCGGCGGCCCTATGAAGGAGCACTGAGGCGATGCTCCCCGTTCGCATTTAAAACTTTACCCGCATTCTCGGCGCACCTCCCGGTTGGGATGAGGCGCGCGATGGGAAGTGCGTCGGCCTGGCCGTGAGGATAGAAGCGGCCGGCGATGGGCGCACGTTCACGAGCGCGTGGGAGCCGTCGCCGGATGAGATCATGCGCATCGTGGCCGGCGGCAAAATTGAGGTTAAGGTTTGGGGTGGTCAGCCGCCGATTGCGCTTACAGTAGGAAATCCGCCATGAAGAAAATTCTTGCATGGATCGTCTATGGTATTGGTTTCGCCATCATGGCGCTTCCGCTTCTGTGCGTCATCGTTGCGTCGATGATCGTTTATCTGTTCGTGATCACGGCGCGGTGGGCCGACCTTCAGATTGCCTATGATGGCAGCGAGGCGGCGCGCCAGGCTGACAGGTTGAGATAGTCTTATGATCAGCGCCGACCCCGCTCTCTACAACGCCAAACGACGCGTCACGCGGCTGGAACTCCGACTGAGGAGCGCCGAGGCGTATGTGAAATTCTATGAAGAGCGCGCGAGCGGTCTGCGCCTAATGCTGGCCGATGCGATAGAGGGTCTGAGGATGGCGCAAATGCGGCCGGAAATTCGTGAGTTGGTCGAGAGCCTGACGGAAGATGAGGCGTACACGCTTGGCCGCCTGGCGGTCGCGCCGATCTGGATTTCGGAGGAGGTGAGCCCTGCGCAGACGGACGGCTTTTGCCGCACGCTGCACGCCAAGGGGCTCGTGCATTTCGATTACAGCGTAGCCGTGGCCTCGCGCAAGTATGCCGAGAGCGGCAAGGTGATCGCCACCGGGCTCGGCTATGCCGTCCACGAGGCGCGCAAGATCATTGCTGGCGCTGTTTAGAGTTTGTTTACATTTAGGGGCTGACAGATGGCGAAGACAGTGAGTTGCATGGTGCGCGGATGCCCGTCGAAGGCCAAGGATGAGGGCATGGAAGAGTACCTGTGCGTGAACTGCATGACCCGGTACGTGTCACCGGACACGGTGCAGGAGTTCGAGAACTACGCGGCGGCCAACAATCACGAAATGGCCGATCTCGCGTGGGAAATGATTAAGCTGGAAGTGAAGGGCAAATAGCATGGCTAGAGAGTATGTCCCGACACCCGTTGAGCGGCGCATCATGCGCCAGGCGCTTGGTCTCGACGATCATCACAGCGCCCCGCATCGCAACCGCTACTATGCTGAGGCGGCTTCGCCGATTGGCAAGGCGTGGGCGGCGCTCTGCCGGCGTGGATGGGCCAGGCGCGAGCTTGACGACAACAGCCGGCTTCTGAAGTTCGTCGTGACCGAGACCGGCGCGGCGCATATTGGCGCGTCAGCAAAGGGGAGGCTTCCATGAACGTGTTTTTGTTAATCGTATTGATCGTTTCGATTGCAGCGTGCGTGTCGTTCCTGCGGACGTTCGAGGTGTTTGAAGGATGATCCTCGGCGCGCTCACCCTCTCCCTCATCGCCGCCCTCGGCATCGATCCGTTCGTGACGCTCGTCGTCGTGGTCGGCTATGTCGGCATGTTGGTGCTGATGGAGAGCAGGCACAGAAAGAGGCGCAGATGAGCATGCTGTTCGCGCTGCGCGATGAGATTTTGCGCACGCTGCGCGAGCGTGAGCGGCGGACGCTGGCCGCGCCCATGTCGTTCTGCGTCACCGGACACCCTGACGAGTTTCAGCGGTTGTTTTGGGAGGCCGAGCGTGATTTCACCAACATCGTCACTGGAACGGGTTCCGCCCGCGTGAAGACCGGCGCTATTGTCGGGCACGTGTGCGGCATGCCGATGGTGGCGATAGACGCGTTGCCAAGGGCGGCGTTCTATATCGTGGTCGACGGGTTCACGCACGCGGTGGTGCTGACCGAGTGGCCGGAGTGGCTGAATGAGGTGGTGGGATGAGTGATGAGCCGGTTCTGACGATCAAACAGATCGATAACATTCTGGCGGCGTACAACGCGCTCGCAAACAAGAATCCCCTTTTCGGATTCAATGAGGAGACGAGAGGCGTCATCGAGGCTCTAAGGAAGCTGCGCTCATACCATGCGCGGCCGGCCGATGAGGTGAACGGTCCCGAGACGATTTGCATTCTCTTCGATGGTCCGCCGGGGCCGGAGGCGGGGCGCTTCGTGGAAGTCGAGACGCCGGAAGGAAAGTCGATCAAAGTTGGCGAGTGGCGCGACCGTGGCGATGGCTATTGGTCGCTCGATATTCCGGGGGCCCTTGGCGCGCGGTTCCATGGACCCCCGCCCACCTTCAACATGAACACCAAGGCCGGCCGCCTGGCGTTTACCCGCGCCAAGCTCGCCCGCGTGAAGCTGTGGACGCCGGTCGCGGCGAACTACCCGACGTCGGCCGGCCAGGTGTTCATTACCGATTGCTGCCATAGATCGATCTATGGGCGCGACGCCGATCTTGGCGTCGACCGTGAGACCAAGATGCCCGTGTCGCGGTGCCGGGGCGGGAAGTGCGAGGCAGTGGAAGCTGTGCCGAAGGCGGCGGTGAAGGCGGTCAGGAAGGGCCGGCCGCGCAAATGAGAGCTTTCGCCGATCAACACGCCAGGTGGCCCGAGAACGTCGCCTACGCCCCGTCTGAGGTCGTCGACGAGGTGGTCGAGCACGACAACGCACCGGCGCCGCAAATCTCTTGCGCGGGCCCTTGGCGCGCGGTTCCATGGACCCCCGGCCAGATTCCTCCCGGCCACCCACCGCGACGGAGCGTGCGCATGGCGTGATCCCCCATCGAGACCTTCCCTGAAAGCCCCGAAGCCCGTCGATGCGCCCGCGTCGGCGGGCTTTTTCGTGTCTTGGGGGTGGGGATGCGCCCGCCCCCGTCGTTTCGTGGCGGGTTTTTTCGTGACCGCATTTTGTCCACTATCGCACGAAACTGTGCATAACTCAGGTGTCACGAAACTTTTTTCGCCGTCGCCCTGCGGGGCCGCGAACATGACAGCGAGGTTCACGGGTTTCAGGAAAAAAAACTCGATTGTGGCTTTTTCAGGGTTATGCACAGGGAAATAAGGCAGTTTGCCTTAATTCGGTTTTGAAACGTGAAGACCGTGAAGCTCGTGAGCGGGGCTATAGCCCTTGGGAGGTATGGGAATTATCATATATATATCGATATTCATTCACGAGGGTAGTGGGTCTGATTTTCTTGGAAATCCTTAGGACATATACATACTCCCTCGACGTGAATGAATTGCGTGAAGATCGGTTCTGGCGCCCGGTTTCGGGCCGGCCGGCGCTTGGCGGCGCGGATTGACGCCGGCTGCGAATGCGATTGGCTTCATGGGCTGATGGACAGATTCCGTGCCTGCGGGGTCTGCGGCAATGGTCGGCGGCGGCAAGTTCCCTTCCCGTCGTCGACCACACCCCCATCAGTGTTCGGGCGGACAAAGGGGCCAGCAATGGGCAAGACGGCGATTTCCGAGGCGCGTCGCATGACGCCGGTCGAGCGCGAGACGATGCTCACGAAACGCCACGCGGAGCGCCCTGTGCCGCCGCAGTTCTGGAAAGCCAAGCCGGCCAATACGCCGCTGATCCGCCGGCCAGGCGGGTGCCTCGATCAGCTTTACGCGGACGGCGTGCTGAGGCCGTCGCACGTGGCCGCTGCGCAGGCGTTTGATCGGCTGAGGGGTGGCGGTCGAACCAAGGTCGAGAAGGCGCTCACGGCGCGTGTGGGGGCCACTGGCGCGGCTTTGATCGCGGCGGTGTGCGAGGGGGTGACCCCGGCGCAGATCGCCCTGTCGGCGGGCTTTGTTCGGCCCGAGCGTCCCGACCTTGGCGACGCACGCAAGTCGCATGTGGCGATCCGGCTGGCGTTTGATGCGTTGGCCGAAGTTATGGCTCCAGACTTGACGGATGCGCCTGGCGCAGCGCTTGTCGGCGCGTAAATTAAACCATCACCACTGGAGGGCTGACCATGTGGAATTTCGGATTGAAGGCTGCGGCGCGTCGTCGTTCATTGCGCCAGGTGGATGCCGCAACCGGCGTCACGGAGACCGCGATCAAGTCGCACGAGGAGCGCCTCGAACAGCTTGAGACGATGGCCGGCGCGGCGAAGCTGCGCGACGACGCGCGGCAGCGGGAGATCACGGCGCTCTCGAAAGATATTTCGTCCCTTGCGAATGCTCATTACGAGACGCGGTATATTTTGAGCAAGCAAAGCACCGAGCTTCGTGCTGACGTCGCCAAGCTCAATTCGATCAACCGGCCGACGCGCTACACCATCGCCGAGCTTGTCGATGCGCTGGCCGATGTGGCGTTGCTGAAGGCGGCGCCGATGATGCGGCTGGACAACGCCGAACCCTTCACGGCGATGACGCCATTGGCTCCCGACGCAGAACGCGACGGGCTGGGGGATGCCGCCATCGGGACAAAGGACCAGCCCCCCGCGCTCCCGGTGGCGGCTGAACCGATCGTTTTGAACGGCGGTATCGAGGTGGACAATCTCACGCCTCAGAGCGGGCTTGTCCGGTGATGTGGAAGGACAAGCAAGCCGCGAAAGTTGCGCCGAAGGCGGTGCGTGGGGCGCCGCTTCCGCCTTCCACGTCGACCGCCGTGCGGGCCGAGGTGCTGCGGCCGTCGCCCGGGCACAAGCCGAGCTTCTTTGATCGGGACGGCGACGGGAAGATCGACGCGATTAAGGCGGTGCAGGGTTTTCACGGTTGGCGTGGGCTCTCCATGGGGCTCGGGGTTGGCGTGTTGCTCGGCTTCTTCGGGGCTACGTGGGCCATGCGTACGGGCGAGGAAGCCCGTGTGGCGGCCACGGCTGCGGCCGTGGGCCAAGGCGTAGCGATTGGCAGCGCGAAGGCTGCGATTGAGGATAAGGCTGACTATGGCGACGACGCAGGCGTTGATCGCGGGCGGAGCCCGTGAATGGACCCGGTGAATGAGCCTATTCATTCGGGCGCTGAATTGGAGACCATTCAACGCGTTCGTGAATTGAAAGACCACGAAGACGACTTCTGTTTCAACGTGGCGTCGGGCATGTCGTATGTTGGCGCGTATTACGAAGCGCGTGGTGGCAAGATCGCCCGCAATTCATGCAGTACGGCAGCGCATCGACTGCTGGAGAATGATAGCATTCAGGCGCGAATTGAGTTCTACCGCCAGTCGATCCGCGCCGGAAAGATGGCTGCGGCGGGCGCCACAATCGCCGATGTGACCGCCGAGATCGCCAAGGTAGCCTTCAGCAACATCGGTGAAATCAGCGAGGTTCGCGGCAAGTCCGCGTACCTCGATCTCTCGAAAGCGGAGCCGCATCACTTCGCGGCGATCCAGTCGATTGAGACCGACGTGGTGATGAAGGATGACAACGACGCCGAGGATGGCGGCGAGATCATCCTCAAAACCAAAGTCAAGTTGCATGACAAGATGAAGGCGCTCGCCAAGCTCGCCGACATTCTCGATGATCGTCCGCGTGGCCGCGATGGGCGCATCATCGAAGGCGAGTTTGAAGAGCGTATTGTCGATGAAAATCCTGCGCTGAAGGCGCGCGAGGAGGCCACGCGCGTGGCGTACTTCCTGCGCGCGCAGGCCGATGTTGCGCCGCAGATCATCGAACACGATCCAAATGTAGTTGTTTCACGTGAAACGATGGCGCAGGATGCGCCGCCACCGGCTCCGTGGCGCGACGATCCCGTTGATCCGTTCTTTGAGGGCGAAGATGATTGAGATTGTGAAGCCTGTGCCGGCAGTCGAGCCGACGCCAGCGGTCGAGCCTCCTGCGCCCCGCGAAATGCAGGAGAAGGTCACGCTGTGGACCTGGCGCGGGCTCTTGCTGGCCGCCATCGTGCTCGTGTTTATCGCCGCGATTATGGCGGCGTGGGCGGCTCCGAACGCGCACCGCGTGTTGTGGTCTGGCCTCGCCGCTCTCGGCCTGGCGCTGGCTGTGATGTGGGTGCGCGACGGGGTGTTCAAGCACCGCTGATGGTCAAAGTAGGTGTCATGTGCGCGGTCGCATTGGCGATTACCCTTGTGGCGATGTGGCTGCACACGCAGCGCGGTCAACGCGACGTCAGTTTGATCGCGTTCGGATGCGCGATCACCGTCGCTGGCGGTGCTGTTATGGTCGCCTTGAAGGAGGTAATGACATGGACCCCGTGATTATCACCGGACTTCTCGCGCCGCTGGCGGCCGTGGCCGTCGTCGAGAAGGTGCTCGGGCTTCTTCGTGATCGTGACGTCATGGGCGTGGTGCGGTGGATGCTGCACGCATGTATCATGGTCCTCGGCTTCCTGATGATCGCATTTATGATGAATCTCATGGTCATGCCGGCGCTCTTCTGCGTTGCATTTCTGGCGCTGGCGTTTGTTGTCTTGCGTATGGCGCGAGCACAGCCTCCGGCCCGTGAAACTCCGGCGCGTGAAACCTCGTACTTTGAGAAGGTCTGATGGCCCGCTCTATCGCCGAAATGACCGCCGCGTTCGACGCGCGGTTGAAGATCATGGTGGCTCTGATGATCGAGCACATGATCGACGCCGACGCGCGCTATGTGATGGTCGCGCCGCAGAAGTACATTCCGTTTCTGATCGACCGCTTCGGCAAGACGCGGCTCGACAACGACGAGAGCGTGCGCCTGGTCGACGCCACCATTTCGCGCGTCAAGGTGGGTGGCGGGCTCGTCGTCTTCATGGGAGAGGATCGCGCATCGCGCGAGATACGAGGCTCGGCGACGGTGCTGCGCGCCACCATCGTGTTCGATCCCCGCTGTGACCCGTCGCGCGTGTTCACCGAGAGCGCCGATCTGGCGCGCGGGCCGGTGAAGAAGGACCATTTCCGCCAGGCGTATGCCGAGTTTGAAACGATGCAGCGTGAAGCTGAAGAGATAATCGAGACTGAATAGATGGACGTCCGCGCTCCAACGCAGGCGCGCGGTGGCGGCGTCGATCTCGATGAGATCATGCGTCGCCTGGCCGGCGAAGGTGGCCGTGAGATCGCAGCCATCGCTATGCGGTGGACGAAGGATCAAATCTGGTTTCCCTCGCCTGGCCCGCAGACTGAGGCGTACTTCAGCAAGGCCGAGGAACTGTTCTATGGCGGCGCGGCCGGCGGCGGAAAGACCGATCTGATCATCGGCCTAGCGTCGACGGCGCACCGCCGGTCGCTGATCCTACGCCGGCAAGGCACCGATCTCGATGGCATCGAAGGCCGGTTGACCAATATCTGCGGCGACAAGGGCTATAATTCGCAGAAGAAGCGCATGCGCTTCGGTGTGTGCGAGGGCAATGCGTTGCCGCGCACCATTCGACTGTCGTCGTGTCCGCACGAGAAGGACAAGACCGGCTTTCAGGGCCAGGCTGACGATCTCAAGGCATTCGACGAAATCTGTCACTTCACCGAGTCGCAATACACCTACATCATCGGCTGGAACCGCCCCGGCTCGGGTGTGCCTGAGACGCAGCGGTGTCGCGTGGTGGTCGCTGGAAACCCGCCAGACAGCCCCGAGGGCGAGTGGGTGCGGCGCCGGTGGGCCGTGTGGCTCGATCCTGCGCACCCGAACCCTGCGATGGACGGCGAATTGCGGTGGTTCACCACCATCGAAGGCGTCGACACGGAGGTGACCGAAGACTGGCGCGGCCGTGATGAGAACGGCAACGAGATCAAGCCGAAATCGCGCACGTTCATTCACGCAAACCTGCACGACAACCCGTATCTCGATGCCGACTATCGAGCCCGCATCGCGGCCATGCCCGAGCCCTACCGCTCGCAACTTCTGCACGGCGACTTCCAAGCTGGCGTGAAGGATCACGAGTATCAGATCATCCCGACCGCGTGGGTGAACCGCGCCATTCAGATCGGCAAGGAGCGCAAGCGGCTGCGCGAGACGGGCCAGGCTCCGCGTCGGGTAATGACTGCGCTCGGGCTCGACTGCGCCCTCGGCGGGGCCGACGAGGCGGTGCTCGCGCCCATGTATGACAACAAGACTATCGATGATCTCATCGCGCGGCCAGGTAAGGAGGTGCCTGACGGCACGTTCCTCGCCGGCATGGTGGTGCAGCACCACAAGGATCACGCGCGCCTCGTGATCGACATGGGCGGCGGCTACGGTGATAGCTGCTACACGCACCTCAAAGACAAGATGGTGCCCGAGCCTGCGCGCTACACGGGCTCCAAGGCGTCGAACGCCCGCGCCATCGCCTCGAATTGGGGCTTCAAGAACATGCGCACCGAGTACCTGTGGCGCACGCGCGAAGCGCTCGATCCATCAAACCCGGTCAACCTCGATTGCGAACTGGCCTTGCCTGACGATCCCAAGATGAAGGCCGATCTCTGCGCGGCGCGCTTCCGCGTGGTGAGCGGCGTCGTGGTCGCCGAGTCGGCGGAAGACTTGAAGGTGCGCATAGGCCGCTCGCCCGACCGTGGCGTCGCCGTGGTGCTGGCGATCAACGCCCCTGTCGTGCATCCCGAAGAAATTGAACGGGCGCGCTACCAGCATAGCGGGCGCTATGGTAAGCACCCCGGCATGCTCAAGGTTAAACGGGCCAATGAGCATATGAAAAAGGGCTGAAGATGAACCAAGTTGAATATGATCGGCAAGAAAGTCGAAGAGGAAGACGATGGGCCTGGCCGCCTCGGGTGTGAGCCCTATGCACCACGGTGGGGCTTGCACTCTGCCGTGGCGCACATAAGCGGGAAGCTCCCTAGCTAGGAGACTTCCCATGGACGAACGAGATTTCGACGACGCCACCATCGACGACACCGTGAACAACGTGGTCGATCAGCACACCGAGAATGGTGAGTTCACCATTTCCCGCGACAAGATCGTCGATGAAGCGGTGCGCCGTCTCGGGGGCGATCTGCCAGCCAAAGACGGTACGCCAGCCCTGCGCACCCGCGTCAACGCGTCGTTGAACGCACTCTATCCGCCGCCGCCAGCCTCCTAGGAGACGCGCCCATGGGGCTCCGTCGCAAACAAAGGGCGGAGCCCGCACCCGTGGCCGCGCCACTACCACCTCCGCCAGCGCCGCCGACGCCGCTTCCTGACCCGGATGGCGGCTCGGTGGTGGATCGCATGCGCAGGGCGCGGGCGGCTGCGGCCAAGCGCGTTGGCGCCGGAAGCTACGGCGCTGGCCGCTCGGGCGCGAAGGGCCAGGTGAAGACCGTCAAGCCGATGGCGACGGGCGCCGCGATCACGCCGCTTGCGGGTGGCGGCGGATGAGCGAGCGCGGCAAGATCGCGCTGAAGCAATCTGACAAGGTGTTCGGCGAGTTTCAGTTCTACCACTCGATCTGTGAACAGCTTCGGCTGATCTTCTATCCCGAGCGCGGCAGCTTCATGTCTGTCTCGCCGCCGATGATCAGCGACTATGAAGGCAACGCCGCCAATGAGCCGGCGCGCCTGCGACGGGAAACCTCGAACCGCATTGGCACCATGATTCGCCCGCGTGGGCGTGAATGGTTTTGCATGTCGGTGGGCGACCCCGAGGAAGAGCCGCCGATTGTCTCGCATCCGACGCTGATCTGGTTGGAAGAGACCAGCAAGCGCATGCGCAACATGATGTATCGCGCGAGCGCTCTGTTCGCCGAGACGATGGTGCTCGACGACAATGACTATGTGACTTTCGGCTCTTCCGTCAGCACCGTGCTCGTCAATATGGCGAAGACGGGTTTGATCTTCACCAACAAGCATCTGCGCGACTGCGCATGGGTCGAGAACGGCGAGCGCGTCGTCAATCAGATGCACGAGAAGACGCGGCCCACCGCGCAGACGATCAAGGATCAGTGCGGCGAAGAAGTGCTGCAAAAGGAGTCGCTGAAGGCGATCCGCGAAGCGCTCGATCCCATGAAGGGCGACCCGACCAAGACGTTCCCGGTGCGCCAGATCACCATGCCCGTGTCGCAATGGAAGTTCGAGCGCGACAAGATGGGGATGCTACCCCCGAAGATGGCGAAGTTCGCCTGCGTCTACATCTGCGAAACTTCGGGCGAGGTGCTGAAAGAGACCTGGCTCACCTATTTTCCGTACCACGTGCGGCGTTGGTCACGCGCTGGCGGTCGCCCATGGGGTATGTCGATCATCACGCCGATGGCGCTCTCCGATAGCCGGCTGTTGAGCAAGGCGGATCGCAGCATTTGCGAGGCTGTCGAGAAGACCGCCGACCCGCCATTGATCGCCAAGCACGAGGCCATCGTCGGCGCGCAAGTTGACTTGACTGCCGGTGGCCTGACCTACGGCGTGAAGGATTACGATTACAAGAACGGCCGCCCGATTGAGGTGGCCCACGAGATCGGCAACCCGTCCTATGGGATGGATTACATCAAATACAAAGGCGATTGGCTGCGCGCCGTCTTCTTTGAATCGATGTTCAAGCTCCCCACCGAGCATGAAATGACGCTCGGTGAAGTCGAGCAACGGATCGAGGAACTGATCGCGTCGGTGTCGCCGATCTTTGAGCCGATGGAAGCTGATCAGTCGCGCTTGCTCGACATGATCTTCGATATCGGCAACGAGTATCGCGTCTTCGATCCCGCGCCCGATGAGCTTCAGGGGCAGGACGCCAAGTATGACTTCGATACGCCCGTGCAAAAGGCGATCAAGCAACTGCGCGTGATGCAAGGCAAGCAAGTCGCGCTGTGGGTTACGGAGTCGGAAGTCGTCGATCCGCACGCCCGCAAGCGGGTGAATTGGGATAAGGTGCAGAAGACGGTTCTCTCGGGTCTGGCGCCGGTCGGATGGCAGCGCGATCCCGATGACGTCGAGGCCGAGATCGAGGCCGACAACGAACAGCGCGAACAGCAAGACGCCATCGCCATGGCCGCCGAGCTTGGCAAGACCAAACCTGTTGGCGCTATCGCCGACAAGGCGCTGGAGGAAAACCCGGGCGCGGCGACGCAGATGGTCAACGGCATGATGCAGCAGCCGATAGGAGCGCCGGCTTATGTCAACTAGACCGGGCGGGCCGAATCAAATGCCGGCGCCGTATCCGCCGGCCGATTTCGAGATCATGGCGGCATGTCAGAACCTCGCGGCCGGCGTCGCCGACAGCTACCAGCAACAGCTTGCGATCTCGTGGCTGTTGAGTGGGCCGTGCGCATTCACCCTGCCATCATTCACGCCAGGCGACGCACCGGGAACGGCGGAGTTCAACGCCGGGCGGCACTTCGTGGCGCAATCATTTTGCGCTGCGGCCAGCTTGGCGATGCCGGCGTTTCCGAAACTGACACGAAAACCACCAACGACAAGGGCTGACGACAATGAAGATTAACTGGATGACGTCGATCTCGCGGCTCCCCATTCCCGGCGATCCGGGACTTGGTGGCGGTGGTGGAGGGGGTTCGCCTCCACCACCGCCGGGGTCACCACCGGGACCACCAGCGCCCCCGCCCGGCCCTCCTGCGCCGCCTCCCGGCTCGCCGCCGGCCTCACCACCCCCGCCGCCCGCCGCCGCCTCGAAATGGTACGGTGAGCACTCCTTCGGCGAGGGTGAGGTTGCCGAGAAGCGCGCCAACATCATGGGGCGGTTCACCGACCTGAATGCGGCGGCCGACAGTCTCCTCGATCTGCAATCGCGGTGGAGCGACAACCGCACCACGCGCATTCCCGAACGCAACGAAGACGGCTCATGGAAAGACCCGGCGGCGGCTAGGCTGTTCTATGACAAGCTCGGGGTGCCGAAAGACCCCACTGGCTACAAGCTCGCGCTCCCCGCCGGCTACACACCGACGCCGACAGTCGAGGCCGGCATCGGCGTGCTGACCAAGCTCGGCCCCGAATTGGGGCTCGACGCTCACGGCGCCAGCAAGCTCGCGGCGGCGCTCGCCGAGTTCGACACCGAGGGCTTGAACGCCTTCGCCGAGGAGGCCGCTGCGACTGCCAAGGCCAACAAGACGGCGCTCATCGAGCGGTGGGGCGGTGACGAGAAGTACGAAAAGAACATGGCTTATGCGGGCGCGGTGATCGGCAAGTTTGCGCCGCAGGGGCAGATGGATGCGTTCAAGGGCCTGTTGCTCGACGACGGCACAAAGGTGATCGAACACCCGCTCGTGGCCCAAGTGCTCGCGCAAGTCGGACTTCAGTTCGCGGCCGACGACACCTTCCTCGCGTTCAACAACACCGACACCGCGCTCTCGGGCTCGCTCGACAACCTGCGCACCGAGGCTGATCGACTCTCCGATCTGCGCAAAGGCACGCCCGATCAGCGTGCTCAATACAACGCACCCGAAACACAGAAACGTCTTCAAAGTCTGCTTTCGACGATTTCAGACCTTGAAAAGCGCGAAGGCGCACGTACAGGCCGTTAGTAACAGCGCTCGGCCCCCATCACTTCTGGCGATCTGATGGGGGCCGACGCGGCGGATCACCCGGTCATGCGGCTCCGTTTTACTGACGACGGTTATGCGGCTCCGCCAAATCCTCGCAAGAGTGGGCGGATCACCCGGTTTCCTGTCGAGATCGCCTCTCAAAACATCGACAGGTGAACCATGTCCTATGATGCCAATTCAGTAACCGCATCCGAACGCCTTCTCTACATGTCCGAGTACAAGAAGGATTACTCGGTCGACAAAGCGCTTCTGCCGATGCTCGTGTCTCAGAAGGGCATTGAGCAAGGCTTCAACACCGCGACGTTCACGATTGCCGCCGACGACGGCGTTGCTCGTGGCCGCACCCGTGAAGGTAACATCGTCTATCGTCGCGGCGGCCAATCCGTCGTCACGATGACGCTGGAAGAGGCGGTCGACGGCACCGAGATCGCGAACTTTCAGGCGTTCAAGTCGAGCGTCGATCAGCGCGAAATCATGTACATGCAGGTGCGCAACGCGATCAAACGCGCGCAGAACACCTACGTGCTCGACGTGCTCGCCGGCGCCACCTATCAGACCAACTCAGGCAACGCGCAGGTGTTCAGCGCCGCGACCGTCGACAACTTCGCCGCCGACTTCCGCACGCGGATCAAGGCGCAAGAGGGCGAGATCATCGGCCTCCTGACCGAGCACGCACACATCGAGTACGAGCGGCAGACGACGGTTTCTTCGCGTGACTACGTGAATGAACTGAAGTTGCAGGAGCGCCGCGCGTTCCGCCACCGGGGCATCCTGTGGGTGCCGTTCCCCGAAATGCCGGGAGCCGGCACGGCAACGGCGACCTGCTACATCTTCCACTCGGGCGCCATCGAGTACCACCAACGGGAAGAGCCCTTCCACGCGTTCTATTCGGAGGAGCACCGCAAGTTCAAATGCAACGGCCAGGTGATGCAGGCCGGGACCATAGCGCTTGTGAAGGGCGTCACCAAGTGGGTTCACAACGACACGACGACGTTCTCGTAAGCGAGCGTCTGACGGTCTGATCGAAACCCAAAGGAGAATTTTCACATGGCATACAATGCAAACAGGCTGGCGGTTGCGGCGGGCGCGTTCGGCGTCTTCGCCAACTCTCAGTGGCACTATGATACCCTCGACGCGCTTGTGACGATTGAGGGCACGGCTGGCGCGGGCTACTTCAGCAACGCGCAAGAGCTTGGCATGAAGCCGGGCGACAAGCTGTCGGTCACGGTGTGGACGACGGCGATCCCCAACCCGATCACCCCGGCGGACGGCACGACGACGCCGCTCACCGGCTCGGGCTCCATCGCCGTGGTGGCGAACTACCGCATTCGGGGGCTCAACGCCGCCGGGGCGGCGGTCCTGACGGAAGCGGAGTCTCAGACCCTCGTTTCCTCCTGATTGACCTTCAGCATGGCGCACGGCCAGATGGCGGGCGGGGGAAACCTCCCCGCCATCTTCCGTTTCAGGGCTGAAGGATTACGCCATGGCTGACGCCACCAAGATCGTCGATCACAACGAGAAGGATTGGAAGGAGCCGCCAAAGCCGGCGCCCGACCAATTGAAGGACCACCCTGCGCTCTCGCGCCCCGTGGGCGCCGCGCCCGAGCCCGAGAATCGCAAGCCGACCGCGCTCGACGCCACCCTCAATCTCCCCGGCACGGCGCGCAATTCGTGGGAAGTGTACGTCGACCACACGCACAAACCGATCGATCTCCTTGACCCGACGTACTGGTCGAACTTCGCCGCCGACGTGCAGCCTGGCGACTATCTCGACGTCGAGCCGTTCGATGGCTCGTGGTTCTGCAAGCTGCGCGTCAATGAGGTCGACAAGCTCGCCGGCCTCGTGCTCGTGGAGCCCGTGGGCGACGTGGTGAAGTTCTCCCGGCCCAACCCGCCGCGCGGCTTCAAGATCGAGTTCAGCGGGTCGAAGGCGGCCGGCTGGCGCGTCCTGCGCGAAGACGGCAACAAGCTCCTGCGCGGTGGCTTCGCTTCGTACATGGGCGGCTACAACTATCTCGCCGGCTACCGCACTACCGAGAAAAACTAGGCCGTGGCGAGCACCGGCACCCTCCTTGATATCTGGAATTTCGCGCTCGACGAGATCGCGGAAAAGTCAGTCGTCAACACCGAGACCAACGCGGGATCGAGCCCCTTCGTGAAGAAGCTGGCGCGTCGGTGGGAGGGTGTCGCGCGCGGCGCGCTTGAACAGTACCCGTTCAACTTCGCCATCGTGCGCGAGGAACTGAACCGCGCCGCACCGGCCATTATCCGCGTCAGCCATGACTACGTGTACGATCTGCCGGCGCGCGCGCTGCGCACCGAGGGCTACACCTATGCCGGCGCGGATGACTATCCGGTGAGCGCCGTCGTCGAGAACGGCTATGTCGTTTCCAATTCCGACAGCGTGTGGGCGACTTTCGTGTCGGCCGACTTCGTGCGCGAGGATTATGTCGGGCGGTGGTCGCAACTCTTCTGCGACTGGATGGGGTGGCGGATGGCGCAAGTGATTGCGCCGGCCACGCTCGATCCTGAACGCATGAAACGCATTGACGCCATGACCACGAAGTCGTGGAGCGATGTGACGGTGACCGACGCGCAGCAATCCCCGAAGCGCATTCAGCGCACGGAAAGCTCGTGGAACCAAAGCCGTGACCGACCGACCGGGCGTGGGTGGCGAGATAGCTGATGGCGCAGCGCCGCAGGGTTCCCATTCTGTCGTTCAATGGCGGCGAGGTTGACGATCTCGCCATCAACCGCATCGACCTTGAAGGCTATGAGACGCGCGCGGCGGTGCTCGTGAATTGGCTCGCCAAGGTGCAGGGTCCGATGGATCGCGCGCCAGGCACGTTTTACCTGTGGGACTTTGGCGCCGCCGAGGGCGATCCGCCCATCGTGCGGCGCTTTTCCTACAACCGCGAGGAGGGCGAGGCGTTCAGCATCGTCTACACCGAGGAAGAGCTTGCGTGGTTCACGCCAGCGGGCCGCGTAGTACTTCCCGTTGGGGCCGCAACTCTCGGCGCGTGGAGCACGCCAGCATCACCGCTTTCGCCGCCCGGCGCGCCCACGGTGCCGCCCCCGCCGCCGCCCCCATCAGTACCACCACCACCGCCACCACCCTTACCGCCAGACCTTCCCGGCGATCCGGGGGGCGGTGGTTACGGCGGTTCCTATGACGGGACTTTGCTTGCTTAGGAATAACTCTCTATGCCAAGTGGCGGATTTACATTTGTCGTCGGAAACGGAGGAAGCGTAAAGCGGAGCTTTAGCGTGATTGTTGTTGCGCCATTTACGCCCGTGACACTGAAGTTCGACATAGAACGAGACTGGTTTGATTTTTATGTAGGAACGACAGATGGCGATGAAGACATCATGCCGCGTCGTCGCCTTTACCCCGGCGTACACCTGATGACCTTCACGCCAAGCGCGATATGTTACGTTACTTTCAGCGCTGATGAGTTCGGCACCCGCTATGTCAGCGAGCCGACACTCGTGACCGATCCGAACATGAAGCTCGCAACGCCTTATTCGCTCGCCGAGGCGCGCGATATCAAGCTGGCGCAGACCGACAACGCCATGTTTATGTTTCATCGCAGCCACGCCATCCGCGTGCTGGAGCGGTGGGATCAAAACTCGTGGAGCCTGCGGAAGTTTCTACCTAAAAAGGGGCCGTTCGGCTCGATCAACGTGTCAAGCGTAACGCTCGCCCCGGACACGCGCACCGTATCCGGCAAGCTGTTTGCGCGCGTTGGCATGGGCGATGCCGCAAACTTCTTTCGCGCCGGCCATGTTGATACCTTGGTGAAGCTCGTACACCCCGGCCAGAACATTATTTTCTCGGCGTCTGCAATCGAAACGTGGTCGCCGCCAATCCGCGTTTTCGGTATCGACGCCGAGCGCGTTTTCACCGTCAATGTTACCGGCACGTATGTCGGCACACTCGCCATTCAGCGCTCAATCGGCAATGACGACGACTTCCGAGCCTACACGGGTGGCTCAATCGTAAACGGCTTGAACACCATTGATGACGGTCTCGACAATCAAGTTGTCTATTATCGCGTTGGATTGAGCGCTTACACGAGCGGAGAAGTTGATTTTGATTTGAGTTATTTTTATGGGTCGACCACAGGCACGGCCCGCATCACTTCAATAACGAGTGTGTCCGAGGCCAACATTCAGATTTATGATCCGTTTGGAAAAACGGAGTACACGAGTGATTGGTACTTCGGGCAATGGAATGAACTTTTCGGCTGGCCGGAAGCTGGCGCATTCCACGATGATCGCTTGTTTGTTGGGCGCGATACGAATCGCTGGCTTTCACAACCGAGCGATTATGAGAACTTCGAGCTTGACGACACCGACGCCGGAGCCATCAACCGCATTTCCACGGTGGGAAAATCGAGCCGCATGACGTGGGCCAAGAGCGTCGGCCCCCTGATGCTCGGCAGTCGCGTCAATGAGAGCACACTTGGAACCGGATCGCTTGAAGAGGTGATCACGCCCACGAACGTGCGGGCGCGCCTGCAATCCGACAAAGGATCGAACGGCAGCGACGCAATGTCTGTCGACCAGCGCGTTCTTTGGGCGAATGCGAGTGGCCTGAGAATGTATGAGATTGACTTTAGCGACACGGGCATTCCGCGCGATCTGACGCGTCTTCATAGCTCCATCGCAGGCGGTGGCTTCATCGAGTACGATTTCCAGCAAGAGCCCGAGCCTCGCGGGTGGATGATTCGGGAAGACGGCGAGGTTGCTGTTCTTCTGTACGAGCGCGCCGAACAAGTTGAAGGATGGCAGCGCTACCGGCGCGAGGGGGACGTTTTCCAAAGCCTCTCGGTCCATCCGCTCCCGACCGAAGACCGCATTATGTTCGTTGTGGATCGCAACATCGACGGCACGATGCGGCGTTTTTTGGAGGTGACGGAAAGCGAAGCGAGACTGCCAACCCTCACCGCGCACCGCCTGCATTGCGCCATCGAGCAAGCCGTGCCGGGACAGGTTGTCGGCGGGCTTGGCCACCTTGAAGGTCAGCGCGTCTATGGGTGGGCTGACGGTCAGGTTGTCGGCACTGACGATGACAATCCGCTGATCCCCGATGGGGATGGTGAGGTCGATCTCGGGTTTGCGCCAACGCAGAAAGTTTACATCGGGCTTGAAGCGCCGGCTGAATACCTGTCTGGCGTGCTGGCCTACGCGGCGACGGCCGGCGGCACCGCGCTCACGCAACTTCAAAAGGTGACGAGTGTCGGCATTTCGATCCTCGATACGCCGCCCGCCATCCTGCAAATGGGCGAGGCGCTGAATGATGAAATGTTCTCGTTTGAGGATCGCCTCGCCAGCGAAGGCATGAGCGACACACTGCGCTTTGACAGCGCGCTTCAGACGCTCTCAGGCATCGACGTCATCACGTTCGATAGTTCGTGGTCGCTTGACGCCAGGTTCGCCCTGCGTGCCCGGTGGGCGGGGCCGGCGACGGTGCTGTTCATGGTGCCGAACATGGTGGGGGCCGCGCGTGGATAAGCTCGACTCAACGCCGCTCACGCGTGCGCACCTTGGCGACTGGAGTATTGATCTCCCGAATGACAGCTTTCTCGGCTACGCCGGCATTGATGAAGACGGCATCTGTCGCGCCTTCGGCGTCATCTACTTGGAAGATGACAACCGGGTGTGGGCCATGGCAGGTGGACCGATCCCGAAGTGGGGGCCACTCTATGCGGCGCGCATCTTTGCGATCATGGATGAGCAAGGGGTCGACGTATTCGCAAGCTGCGACGAGACAATCCCCGGCGCGCGGCAGTGGATAGAATCTCTAGGCTTTGAGCCTGTGATTGGAACGGAGGAATGGAAACGTGGTAGCTCCCCTAGTGGCCGCAGGCGTCTCCCTCGGCGCGCAAGCCGTGGGAGCGGGCAAGAAAGTCAAAGGTCAGAAGGCGCAGGCGCGGGCTGAAGCGACCGCCCGCCGCGAGGAAGCGCGCCAGATCAGAGAGGATGCGATCCGCACCTCGAATGAAACTGAGGCCGTCGGCCAGTACAACGCCGGCATCGTGCGTCGCGCCACACGCAAGATGATCGGCACGCAACGCGCGCAGATGGCAGGCTCGGGCTTCGCCGGCGCCGGTCAGGGCGACGCGGGCGCGGACTACATTCTGGAAAAGACCGTGCAGGAAATGAGCGTCGAGGAATTGCTCGTGCGCCATGAGGCCGACATGGCGGCCGACACCATGCGCAAACAGGCCGAGCGCCAGGCGACCGCGCTCGAAACCGACGCCAACAACATTCAGGCCAGCGCGCGCCGCGCCAACACCGCGACCGTCGTCGGCGTCGGCCTCGATTGGGCGTCGCAGTATGCGTCATTCGGCAAGGCCAAAGGCCCCATCGGCACAGGCATGGGCGACAACGGCGTCGGCAACAAGACCGCCAAGAAGCTCAAGGGGCTCGGCTACTAATGGCGAAGATCGGCGGCACTTACGAGGAGATCGATCCGAACGCAGCCCGCGTCAGCCCGTCGCTGCGCGTCGTGCAACAGCCGGTCAGCGACGCCGGCAAACAGATGGCCGAGGGCGGCGAGGCGCTTTATGAGCTTGGTTCGCGCATCCGCAAACAACAGATCGACAGTTCGATTTTGCAAGCCAACGCCGACGCAGCGGCCGACATTGATCGGCAGATGATCGAACTGCGCAAGCAAGACGATTGGGATCAGTTCGAGGCGCACGCCGGCCGCATCGCGCGCGAAACGACGGCGCGCTATCGCCCGAGGATCGGCGGACTGATCGCGGCGCAGAAGTGGAACGATAACAGCGTCAGGCTGGAAAGCGAGAGCCGCCAGCGCGGCCAACGCCTCGGGCTTGAGCGCGGCGCGGAGATCGAGCGCGGCGCGATCATCGCCGCACAGGCGGCTTTCACGCGCGCCGCAGCGGACCCGCAGACGTCACAGGCCGAGCTTGAGCGGTTGAAGGGAAATGCCATGGCCGTGGTGCGCCTTGGCCGTCAGCGGGGCTTTGTCGGCGAAGACGACATTGCCCGTGTGGATGCCGAGGTTGAGGGCACGCTCGCGGCGCGCCAGGCCAAGATCGGCCGCGAACAGCAAGTCATCAGCGCCGTGGACGCGGCGCGTGGCAAACACCCGAACGATCTCGCCGGCCAGCTTGCCGAGGCGCGCACGTTGCCGCCGGAGGTGCGCGAGGAAGTCACCACGCGGATCATGGAAGAGGCCGCGCGCGACAAACAAGCCGAGGGTTTGCAGCTTGAAGCGCTGACCGATGCGGCGATGGCGTGGGTTAACGAGGGCACGCCCCTCACGCCGGAACAACAAACCGCTTACGATGCGCCCGAGAACGCCGATCTACGCAACGCCATTCTGCAAATGCGCCAGCAAAAAGCAGATCACGCCTACATGCTCGGCGAGCGTGGTCGCGCCTCCCGCGACCGCGTGAGTACCGACACGTACAACAGCCTGCTTGTCTCGATGGATGAAAACCGCGAGGCGTTCGTCGCGCCCGGCAATCTGGAAAAATACGCCGGACAACTGACGCCGGGTCAGTACGCACAGCTTCGCGGCTACCGTGAGCGTGCACGTTCTGAAGCGCGCACGGACATAGGCCGCAAAACCGTGCAGCAAGAAGTGACCGAGCGCATCATTTCCACCGGCCAGATGCTTGCGCCTGGCCGCAGCGGCGTGAACATGACGATCAGCAACAATGCGCAGGACCGTCCGCGATTTAACCAGTTCAAGGCGTTCGTCATTCAGGACGTGGAAGCCTATATGAAGGCTAATGGCGGCGCGATCCCTGACGACGCGGCGCAGCAAGACATTCTCAATCGCGCCTTTGCTGACTTCAACAACCGCCCGCTTTACATGAATGAAAACGCACGCGAGGCGAACGTGCGCTATCAATACATGCCGCAGAGCGACCGCGCGCGCATCCGTAACGCCGAGGCTGCACGCCTGCGGCGCGCACCAACCAAGGCTGAAGTCGTCGCGGCGTATGACAAGGAAGTGGAGGCTGCGCGTGGCGAACGTTGAACGTGACGACGATCCGCTTGGTATTCACCGCCCACGCGACACAACCATGCCCGAGCCGGCCAACGACGGTTTCGGGCCGATGGCGACGTCGATCTATACGCCCGACCAGATCGGCCAGGCGCGCCGGATCGCAAAGGAACTAAACACTACGCCCGGTCAGGTGATCGGCAATCCGCTCCTCATGGCGCGCGGAACCGAGCGACCGACGCTCGATGCAGCGCCCCCGCGCACGCGGGCGTGGCTCTCCAAGCCTGAGAACTTCGCCGTCGCGCACGATGACGTCGAGCACCTGTCACGCGCCGAACGCATGTTCGACGACTTCGCGCCGTTCGTGCCCGAGGGCATCCGGCGCGCGGCCGGCCGTGGCGTCTTCAGCTATATGCGCGGTGTGCGCAACACCCGCGACACCCTCGGCTCTGCGGTCGCCGATCCGGCCGGCGCGGTGTCGAGCTATCGCGCTGGCATGCTGAACACCGAGCGCGGCGATCTGTTCGCCGACGTTTCACGTGAAACACGCACGGGTGAGAATGTCTTCGCGCCCTCCGATTACCGTCGCCTTCTCGCCATTGGCCCCGAGCGCGACGCGCTGCGCGAGCGCGGCCTCAAGAACCCCGTGGCGCGCGACGTGTTCGAGGCGGCGCATTCGTCCATTGCCGGCATGGGCGCGCGCGTCGGTGGCCCGTTCATCAGCGCCTATGACATTTGGCGCGGCCAGGCTGACGACACGAGCACGATGTTTGCGCAAGTGCGCAACCGTGCCCGCACGAACATCGAGAGCGGACGCGGCACGCTCGACGATTACGTCGACCTGGCGCTCGGCGAATGGATGGGGCTCACGGCCGCCGCGACACCGCTCATTGGCGAAGTCGGTTCGTGGTTTTCAGGAACCAAAACGGGCTTCATTGCCCCGTCTGCGGCGTCGGCTGATTTCAGCTACCGCCTCGAAAGCGGCAACGCGTTCGAGCAATACGTCAACGAGGGCATCAATCCGAAACTCGCCGCTGAAATGGCGCACGCTGCCGGTGTCGCCAACTCGATGATCGAACAGTTCGGCGGCATGGCGATGGGGTCACCGATTCGATCCGTAAGTCGTGAGGCTACCCAAAGCATGACGCGGCGCGCGGTCGCTGCGCGCTTTGGAAAAGAAGTCGTCAAGGGCGCGATATTTGAAGGGGCTATCGAGGAGGGCGCGCAGAGCCTCGTCACGAGCTTCTTCGAGGCGAAGGGGCGCGAACTGAACCGTGCGGTCTATGGTGACGACATTGGTCCGCTCGATTGGAATAAAGCGTTCGGTGACGCCGGTTATGAGGCGTTCATTGGTCTGTTCATCGGCGGCGGCATGGGGGCTGCGTTCGGCGCGCCCGGCCTCTACAGCGATCTTCGGAAAGCGGACCATATAGCCGCCTCGCTTCGCACCGTCGAACGGTTGAGTGAGGTAGCCCGTCAGTCGAAGCTCGCCAAGCGCGACCCCGAGGCTTTCGCTGATTCCGTCGATGCGAGCTTGGGTCAAGGCGAAATCCTCGTGAACATGGACGGCCTTCAGAAAATGGCCGCCGACGAGAATATGAATTTCGACGAACTGACGCAAGCGCTCGGGCTCGATCCCGATCTCGTCGCGTCGGCGCGCGCGTCAGGCTTCCTCACCATGACGCCAGGCGACTACGCCGCCAAGATCGGCCGCACATCGTTCGGCCCGAAGGTGGCGCGCCACATCACCACCGACCCCGAGACGAACACGGCGGCGCAAAACGAGATCGTGCGCGCCGAGGCCGAGAAGCGTATCGCTGAAATCCACGCCGGCATGGTGGAGGGCGCAGAAGACCTTGAGCGCATCCGCGAGGAAGTTAAGAAAACAGAAAAGCAAATGCCGGCGGAAGACGCGGAAACGCTTGCCGTCATTGAAGGCATTGAAAAACAACTGAACGCGCTCGAACCGGGCCGCCGCTTCGGTAAGGAAATGAACACGCAATTCGCCAAGGTGTTCGCCGGCATCAAAGCGCTGCAAGCCATGTCGGCTAAGAACCCCGAGGATCGCAAATCGGTCGCCGAGATTTGGAGCCAACACCGCACCGAGATCATCAGCGATCTCACCGACACGCGGGGGCGCAAGCACGACTGGAACCGCTCGGCGCTGCGCTTCCCCAAGGCGGAAGAGATCGCAGAGCGCCGCGCGTTCGTCGCCAATGAATACGCCGAGATCGCTGACGACAATGCGCACGCCGACGCCGATCCGGTCGACGCCCTCGGCCACGCCCTTGCCGCCAAGGCGCTCGGCAAGGAAGGCGTCGACACCCGCATTTCGCAATTCGACGTGCTTTCCAAGTCGCAGAAGAAGGCCGCAGAGTCGCGCGCGAACCGCCTGATCCGCGAAGCGGAAACCCGCGCCATGCGCCCCGGCGCCATGCCGAGCGAGGCGGCGACAGAGCGCTCGATGCAGCAAGCCAAGGCGCTTGGCTATGACGGCGCGGATCGCGGCGAGGCGGCCGAGTGGATCTCGGCCTATCGAAAGTATGGCCCCGAAGGGATGACGACGGCAGCCAGGTTGGCGCGTGCGGAGAGGATGGGGTTCACGGTCAAGGCGTATCATGCGACCGACAAAGATATCTTCAAGTTCAAAAGAAAGTTGAATGATATCGGCATTCACTTCGGAACCGCCGGCCAGGCGCAAGATCGGATTGACTATCTGTCGACACGTCAGCGCGCGCAACGTGACCCGAACAGTGCTGTTATGTATCCAGTTCGATTGAGGTTGAAGAACCCCCTGCGCACCGACGACATGGGAGCGTGGAATGATGATAATTTAGAGTATGGTTTGGAGAGGGCCGGAATCTCCAAAGAGGCAATGCGGGCCGCGACGCGAGGCATAAGAAACTCCGCAGGTGCGGTAAAGGCGTTGCAAGATTTGCTTATCAGGCTCGGCTATGACGGCATCGTCTATAAGAACACAGGCGAAGTTGAAGGCGCGCAAGAACTTCAACTGCAAGTTGACGCCGCGCGCCGCGCGATGACTGAGGGGCAACGCGCACGCGGTAAGCCGCTCAATGCCTATGATCAATCGGATCAGCAAACGCCTGAATACATCGCGCTAAAAGAAATTGAGCAAAAGGCTAACACCTTTCGAGAGGTCAAAGCAAAAGACAGCTATATCGTTTTCTCGAACAACCAAGTGCGCGCCGAAACCGCCGCTTTCAACGAAGACTATGACGGCCCAAACCTGATGGGCCAGATGATCGGCGTCATGTCCGGCCTCACCGACAAGGAAGCCGCCGATCTCAACACCGCGCAGCAGATGTTCCGCGATGGACGAAGCGCCGACGACATTTGGGAAGCGACCGGCTGGAACAAGTTCGGCCCGAAGGCTGACGATTGGCAAATGGAGCTTGACGCCAGTCAGATGACGATGCGCACCGCGCATCTTCAAGAAATCCTGAAGGGCAAGAACGTCGTCGATGATCTCCCGCTTGAAACGGTGATTGATTTTCCTGCGCTGTTTGAGAAGTACCCGCAACTGCGCGACGTGCGCGTGAAGTTCTCCCGCGACGCCAACCGCAACGGCGCGGGCGTGTTCGATCTCTACGGCATGTCGTTCCGCGACGACAAGGGTGGGCTGCGCATGCGCAGCGTGATCCAGATCAACTTCTCAACTCGAGCCAAGAATAACATTGATGAGGTGTTGCGCTCGACGATGCTGCACGAGGTGCAGCACGCAATCCAAGTGATCGAAGGGTGGTCGCGGGGTGCCAATCCGGCTGATGCGCGCATTAAGAATGTTCCGCTTTTTCAAGAATTGTTATTGAAGTTTTCTCGATCAATGCATGTCGAGGAAATGAAGAAGCACGAGGAAGTTCTTCGCACCGGGATTGCCACGTGGGTTGCTGAGTATCCAAACGAAGGGTGGAACGTCGTTAAAGAAGATGACGACGGCAAGCCGATGATTAAAATTTTATCTGAGGAGGATATTCAGCGGCATTTGAGGTCATACGAAAAAACACTTCTTTGGGTTGCGCGAGTCGCCGGCCGCCGCGCCGCGAACCTCACCTACATGCACAATCGCGGCGAGGTGCAAGCGCGCATGGTGCAGGAGCGTGCCAACTTCACCGCCGAGGAGCGCGCCAGAATCACACCGACCACGAGCGCGCTGAATGAGTCCGATCTCAACTGGACGCAGATTTGGGATGGCCCGCGTTGGAGACCGACAACCATTGCTATGGGCCGCGCACGCGCCAGCGTACCGCTCTCGATCTCACCGCCGACCGCTGACGATGCTGACGCGACGCTGGTCGAATTCCCCGTCGAGCCGGCGCCGCCGGCCGCGCCCGTCGATCTCGATGCGGTACCGACCATCCCCGTGGGCGAGAACACCATGGGCCAGCGGATCATGGACTTCGCCGCCGACATGGCCGCGCTCGAACTGACGGATAAGGATATAATCCTAGCGTACACCGAGGCCGTGGAGCGCGGCGAGCGGTCGCCCAACGTGAGCGCGGCCGTCGATCTCGATCTGAACAGCTTCGGGTTCAGCGCCTACCTGAACACCTTGCGCACCACAATTCGCGCCCGCATTCGCACAGGCGTGCCCGTGGAGACGCTTCAAGCCGATTACGGCGTCAGCGCCGACATTCTCGAAACCCTCCTCTCTGTGCGCCCTGTAGGCCGCCAGCGCTATGCCGGCGGGGTCGACGCCACCATGGGCCAGCCTGGCCGGCCACAGGAGCCCGCGCAGCGCCGCCGGCCCGACGAACGGACCATTGCCATCGAGCGGGAGAACGCGGCGGTGCTGGCCCATGCGATCCGCGAGGCCGGCGCCTGCGCATCCGGCGCGGCGGCGGGGGGGCCGGTCATGGCGGCGGTCGCCAACCTGATGGCCGGGAACGCGCTGGCCGCCGGCGCCGCGCTCCCGCTCGGGCTGGCTTTCCTGCGGCCGCTCAAGGCCGACAACGCTATGCGCACCGGCAACATGGAAGAACTGAGCGAAATGGCGTCGCCGCAGGAGGTGCTTCGCCGGATGCGTGACGAATGGCAAAAACTGCCGCCCGATGAGGTGCGTTTCCCCACCTTCACGCCGGAAGACGACGGCTATCCAAACACGCTGATGCCGGTGTCGTCATGGTCGGGCGGGGCGCGCGCCGCACGTTCGAGCGATCCTCGCCTTGACCGGATGGATGCACCACGGGATTTAGGCGATGAGGGTAGCCCCGGTTTCGACAGGAAGCCGAGCGGCAACCCGCTCCCCGTTCCGGCGGATGCCCCATTGGAAATGCCGCCCGAAGAATAGGATCATCGCATGAAGGCCGCCTGCAAAGATCGCGTCGCCGCAGTCACCGGCTACGCGCCCAAGATGGCGGAAGTCGAAATGATCGAGAGCGAGATCGAGTTCTCGATGCGCACGCTCTCGCGCGCGAACCGCGCGTCGTGGCGCGCGCTCTCCTACGCCGAGCGTGTTAACGCGGCGTCGATGCACGCGGCGGACCGCGTGCTTGCCGAGGTGAGCGGATCGCAAGACGCCGCGTTGACTGAAGGCTCCATGGGCCAGCTTGCGCGCGGCGACTGGCGCAAGGCCGTCTCGTTGGCGATGGACGATCTCACAAACGAGGAGATCGCCGACCGCCTCGAAACAGTGAGTGGTTCCGTGCGGGCGATGCTGAAAACGCGCTCGGACAAAGTGAAGAAGATGGAGTCGGACGGCGCAACCGTGCGCGGCATTGCGCGCACCATGCGCATCAGCGAGCCGATGGTGAAGTTTCTTCTTGCGCGCGAGAAGGGATCGAAACCCGTCGATCCGATGACGGCCAAGATTTACGAGAAATCCATCGCCTACTGGAATGAGAGCGACGATCAAGGTTATCCGCGCTACTCGGTGAAGGAAGTCGCCGATAAGGTTGCCGGCGATCTTGACGTAAACGCTGGCCGCGTCATCGGCGCGATGTATCGCAACGACGATGGTCGCATGCGCCGACGTGGATCGGGCGCGGGTGGTCGCTTGACGTGGGCGGGGCAAGAAGATTTCAGACCGACATTTTCGCCCCGCAACATTGAACAACGACGCGCACAGGTAAAGCGCTGGCACACTAGCTTGTCGCCAGAAGGAATAGCGGAAAAGCTCGGCGTTCCCACGATGACGGTGAAGAACGATCTTCAGTTTCTCGGGCTAAAGACGATGCAGAGCTTGGGGACGGAGGCGCGTCGCGCCGCAATGCCAGCGGCAGCGGCGGAAGAGGGAGCGACGATCTCGTCGCTCGCGCGCAAGTTTGGGATCAGCAAAGGTTCCATTGTCCGCGACTTGCAAGAACTTGGATTGACGGTCACTAAATCTAAGCCGGGCAACAAGCCGGGCTGGCGTCAGCACTCCATGGGCCAGTCGAATCGGCGCACTGACCGCTCGCCGCTGGCGCTGACGATCCGCGACGCCGAGATCACGATCACCCGCTCGACGCTCCCGGCGGAACGCATCATCGCGCGCCAGAACAAGGAGTGGATGCACCTCCCGCGCAACGAGCGGAGGATCGGCGTCAAGTTTCTGAAGCTCGATGACGCGCTCTTTGTGTGGGATGCGAACACCTCCGTCGACCACGGCGAGGTAATGCGCGCGCTCGGCATGGACACGCGCGAGTATGAGAGCATGCGCGTTGACGGCTCGCTCGGCACCGCGACCAACATCGGTGAAATGCGCGAGGCCATCGAGAGCCTTGTTGATCTCGGCCAGGCGGAAGACAGCGGCAAGCGGCGCGGCGAGTTCGCCTATCGTGACGCCATCGGCGAACAGCGTGAATGGACGGCGATCCGGCTGTTCAGCGGGCGCGACGAGTCGACCATCCTGCACGAAGCGGGGCACTGGTATCTTGAGCTTGTGCAATCGATTGCACGCGACGCGCCGCCCGACGCGCCGATCCATGGCTATCTGAAGGAAATCCGCGACTGGATGGGGCTTGCGCCCGGTCAGCGCATTGAGGTGCGCCACCATGAGCTATGGGCGCGGACGTTCGAGGCGTACCTCCGTGAAGGCGTCGCCCCCTCACTCGCGCTCGTGACGCCGTTCCGCGCGTTCTCCCGTTGGTTGCGGAAAATCTATGCCGATCTCAAGCGCATCGTCGGCGAAGACGGTGCGACGACGCTTCTGACGCCGGAAGCGAAAAGCCTGTTTGACCGCCTCCTCGCCACCGAGGAAGAAATCGCCGCGATGCAAAACGCCAACAAGGCGGTCAGCGACAAGATGTTCGCCACGCGCGAAGAGTCCGGCATGTCGGAAGACAAGTGGAGGGGCTACCTGGCCGCCATCGACAACGCCCGCGCGCAGTCTGAAGACGATCTTCTCGCCAGCGTCATGCGTGCGCATTACCGCGAACAGACGCTCTCATGGCAGCGCGAGCTTGCGCGTCGTCGCCGCACCGCCCTCCTCGAATTGCGCGGTCAGCGCGGCTATCGCGCCAAGGCATTGCTTGAACGCGGCGTGTGGGAAGACGGCGCCGCAGGGCCAGACGCGGCGACCGAGGCGGACGACGTGACCGACGCCGAGATCGACGACGCTATCGAGTACGGCGACGATATCGAGACGATGGGGCAGTGGGCCGGAACCTACTCCAAGACGGCCAACCGATCCAAACTCGCGGGCGCGAAGGCGGCCGAGGCCGCCGGCGTCTCGATGGGCGAAATCCTGAAAGCATTCGGATGGTATCGCGCGCCAACAGACGGTGAATGGCGTTACTGGATTTCTGACAAAGACGTGCGTTTCACGTTCAATCAGGACACGTTCGTCAAGATCATGGACGCTGCGCAACTAGCGTGGCAGCGCAGCGGCTTGACGCGCGCCAACGTGCGTGAACTATTGAGCTATTCCGCCTCGCTCAATCAGCGCGCGGATTTCGATATGCGCGTGCTGCTCGGCGATGTCATTTCGCACTCTGAATTGTTTGACGCCTACCCTGAACTGCGAAACGTCGAAGTCATTTTTTGGGATGGTTATGGCCCCGGCAACGCCGCCGCCATCCACCATGCGCGCGGCGTCAACCAGATTATCATTGGCCGTGACGACAACATGGTTCGCGTGATGAGCGGGCTGATCCATGAACTTCAGCACATCATTCAGTACATCGAGCTTTTCCATATCGGCGGCGCGTCTTCGCACGCGGCGGTGTTCATGGATATGCTAGAGCCTGCCAAACGAAAAAAACTGAAAGCGGATATCCGCGCACTCGGACTCGATCCTGACAATGACGCAGTGCTTTACCGCTTTCTGTCTGGAGAGGTGGAAGCGTTCGAGACGCAAGACACCTTCCTCGCCCAGACTTCAGCCGAAAATGTGCTGGCTCGTGAGCCGGCGCTGATGCGCATTGCGATCCCGACGATCCGCATGACGCAAGACGATCTTGACCGTGCGCACAAGGCGCTCGATCAACGTCGCCGTGCTTCCGCGCTAATTAGCAATATTGAAGACTACAGCGAAGACATGCGCGGGTGGGCCAAAAAAGGCAACCGCGCCATCGCCGTGACGCCGGAGCCCGGCACCGACGAGTACGCGCAAGCGGTTGCCGAGGCACGCGCAACGGAGCCCTCGCAACGCACGCGCCTGCAACGGCAACTGATCGCGTGGGAGAGCGACAGCGGCGGGACGATGGGGCAGTCGGCCCCGGCGCGAAAGTTCACCGTGCAGAACAACATGGGCGAGGCGGTGACGATGATCCACAACCCGTCACGCGAGGAAGTGACGCGCATGACGTCGCCGACTTTGATGCAGCGCGCCAACGGCGCACGGCCGTTTGAGTACGATAGCGCGCGATGGATCGCAGATGGCAAAGGCGGCGTGTACGTCGCGCCAAGCGGCGTACTGCACGACAAGATGGCGGGCGCGCTGAAGTCGCTTGGTCTGTTGCCGGAAGGCTATCTGTTCGAGAGTGGCGGCCGTGAAGGTCACGGCGCCGAGGTGCGCACGGGCGCTTTCCGCCGCATTGGAGATCGCTTTCAGGCGACCGATAACACGTTCGCTGACGTCGATGATATCCTGTGGCCGCAGCGGAGCATGGGGCAGTCGCGCCAACTTGACCCCATGGGGTTCTATTCCGCCGTCGAACAAAGCGCGCTGAAGGTTTCCGATCACACGTGGGGACTTGGCTGGAAAGCGGCGCGCGATGCAATCTTGAAAGGCGCTGATGGCGTGACGCCTAAGCGCGCCGAGTTTGATTATGTCGGACTAAGTGAATTGCTCGATGGCACGAAGGCGCGCGGCGAGCAATTAAAACAGGCCGTCATCGAGCACATCGCGGCGAACAAGCTCGAACTGATCGAGCGGTTCAATCGTTATGACCCGAGCCGCAGCACAAAACTTGACGCACTAACTGACAAGAAAAACGCCCTGTGGCGCGAAATCGAGCCGCGATGGTCTGAGGTTAACGATCTTCTTGGAGAAGCCAACAGCGCGCGCATGATCGAGCGCAACAGCATGAAGGCGGAGTATGCGGGCGAGCGTCTGAAAGAAGCCAATGATGGAAAGATAACTGCCGCCAAAGCGCAGAAGCAGATTGAAGAGTACGTCGCGCCGCGCTCTTCTCTGAACGACGATATAGAGCGTTTGAAGGCTGAGAGAGAAGAGCTTTTCGGCCGCATCGCAGAGCGCAGTAGCGCGCTGGATCGAGAGTTTTACAGCATTGCCGACTGGCCTGTCGATCCAAACTCCGCCGAGGCAATCCTTCACTCGCTGTGGGATAGGATGTCGACCGAAGTTAAGTCTGCGCTTCGTCGCAACATGCCGCTTATGCGTCGCACCGACGACGGCGAGTTTTTCGTCGCCTCGAAAGGCCGCCCCGGCAATGACGACAAAGGTGTGTCGCTCGACTCGTATGAATGGGATTTTAAGCACGATGCCAAGAGAAACCCGCTTGTCGCCGCTTACCATATTTGGGTGCAAGGCGCGATGCTGTGGGATGAAGACGGCGCATTCGCAGAATTGATTTCAGCGGCCGGAGGAGATAGCGGCGCGATTAATCAGGCATTACATGACGTCATCGAGAAGGGCGACGTTGCCGGCGCTTGGGTGATGCAGATCACGCCGGAAATGCGCGCCAAGATCACGACGCAGGGGTTTGCGCTTTTTCAGTCTAAGCCTGGCGCGCCCGACGATCCCGCCATCGAGCCGCGCCCTGCGGGGCTGAAGCCGATCAAGCTGAACCGCAAGGTGATGCGCCAACTGTGGCGCGAGCAAGCGAAGAAGCTGCGCGCCGCCATGGCCGACGACGGCTTGCACCCCGACGACGCTATCGAGGCGTTGCGCGACATGCACGCGGTGTTCGACTACACGAGCGGCGATGAGCTTGTGAAGGAACTTGCCGCCCTGCCCCGCTTGAAGGATGCGGTGGAGGATCATGTGCAGGCTAGCCTTCAGAGCGACGGCTTGAGTGATCCGTTCCTTGATGGCACGGTCGACGAGCTTGCCAAGCGCGCCGCGCACAACATGGCCGCCGCCAGCAAGATCGAGATCGAGCTTGAAGCGATTGGCCGCGCCACCGGCAACCGGGTGAACGTGCTGATCCGCGCCGCAAAGAAGCTGGCCGAGGCGCACGTCGACCGCATGATGGTGCGCGAGGTGCTGAACTTTGAGCAATACCTTCGCGCCGAGCGGAAGGCCGCGAAAGAGGCGCAGGACTTCTACCGCGACGGCAAGTTCCCCGAGGCCGAGCGCGCGAAGTCGCGTCAGCTTATGTCGTTCCACATTTACCGCATTGCGCGCGACCGCGCCGAGCGGTTCGAGGCCGGCGTGCGGTGGACGAAGAAGTTCGACAACGAGAAGACGCGCAAGAACTATGACAACGAGGCGCGCGATCAGATCGACCAACTCCTCGTGAAGTTCGGTATCTCGCCCGAGCTTGCGCCACGCATCATTGGCGAGCAATCGCTCGGCGAGTGGATGCAGACAATCGAGGATATGGGGATGGGCCACATGCTCGATATCCCCGGTTCCATCGTGGCAATGCCGGCGAGCGAACTGACCAAGATGCCGATCACGGATGCCGAGGCGGTGGTCGACGCCATCCGCAACATCGACCACATCGCGCGCAATTCCAAGAAGCTCCTCGACGCCCGTAACAAGGCGACGATGAGCGCCGCCATCGACGAAATGACGACGCAGATCGCCAACCATGCGCCAGGCGGAAAGGCGCGCGACAAGGGCGCGCTCTCGGCGCTCGACAAGCTCGATGACTTCCGCGAACTGGCACACGCCGACCACACCAAGCCCGAATTTCTTTTCCGGTGGCTCGACGGCTTGGAAGACGCCGGCCCTGTGCAGCGCTACATGTTCCAACCCATCGCCCGCGCCGAGGAAGCCGAGCTTGATATGAGCGCCGTCGCGGCGGCCAGGCTGAACAAGATTTTCTCGGTCTACACGCGCATCGAGCGCGGCGCGCTCATGTCGAAGCGGATCAGCATGCCCGAGTTCGGCAAGGGCTATGCGCTGACCAAATCGCAGATCATCGCGCTCGCGCTCAACATGGGAAACGAGGGCAACGTCAAGGCGGTCGCGGACGGCACAGGCAAGTCGCCCGAAGAGATCATGGATATTCTCGACACGCACCTCACGGCGCGCGACTGGAACGTCGTGCAATCGATTTGGGATTGGATCGGCGAATATCGTGAGCCGTCGTTCGCCCTGCAATACGAACTGACCGGCGTTATGCCGGCGGCCGTGCAGGCTACGCCCGTGATCTCTAAACATGGCATCTTCGCGGGCGGCTACTACCCGCTGAAGTATGACGGCGCGCAAAGCGAGAAGGTCAACAAGCGCGACGAGAAGATTATCACGCTCGACGCCAAGGGCGGCAACTGGATCAGACCGCAGACCAAGAAGGGCCACCTTCAGGAGCGCGTCGGATCGGGCGGCTTGCCGGTGAAGCTCGATCTCATGGTGATGCAGGAGCACGTCTATAACGTGATCCACGATCTCACGCACCGCCGTGCGCTGATCGACGTCTATCGCATGGCGAACCACCCCAAGATGATCGCGGCGATCAAGGATGCCGCCGGCACGCAACAGTACCGCCAGATTAACGCATGGCTTCAAAACGTGGCGGCCGACGTGCGCGATCCGTCTAACGCCTACCAGAAAGTTCTCTCTCGCCTGCGCACCGGATCGTCGGTGGTCAACATGGGGATGAAGATCACGACGGCCATCGTGCAACCGCTCGGCATGCTCGGCGCGGTGCCGCGAATCGGCGTCATCGGCCTGACCAAATCCATGGGCCGCGCCGCGTCCATCGACATGCAAGTCATTGCGCAGGCGTTGCCGAACCAAGTGCGGAAGTTCTTTGGCGAGCCGCAGGTGATCCCGAGGAGGGTTCAGTTCGCGCTCGATAAGAGCGCCGTGCTGCGCTACCGGATGACGACATGGGATCGAGACGTGCGCGACGCGCTTCAATCGATCAAGGGGCGACAGGATTGGGATATCGTGCCGATTGAGGTGCGCCGCTCCTTCTTCTGGTTGACCGGGATCATGGATATGGGCGTGTCTGTGCCCGTGTGGTTGACCGCTTACGAGCAAGCGCTCGGCGGAAAGATCAGCAACGTGAAGATGGGCGACGATGATGCGGCCGTGCAGCACGCCGACAGCGTGATCCGCATGACGCAGGGCTCGGGCTCCCCGAAAGACCTGGCGCGCCTTCAGCGCGGCGGCGAGGGCATGCGGCTGTTCACGCAATTCTACTCGTACATGAGCGTGCTTTATAACCAACTGTTCGGCGAGCAATTTCCCGGCGCCGCAACCGGGCGCATCCCGCGTTCATCGTTCGTCAACGCCACCCTCTTCCTGTGGATTTTGCCGGCAATCCTGTCGGAAGCCATCGGCGGCCGGCTCGACGCAGAGAATGGCGAAGACGAAGACGACAGGCTGAAGCGGGTGATTATGACCGTGGCCGCCTACCCGCTCTCGACGATCATCGGCGTGCGCGATCTCGTGTCAGCGGTGCTCTCACCCTATGACTACAGCATCACCCCCGTTAGCGACGCCATGTCGACGACGGCGGACTTCGTGAAGCTCGGCGGCAAGGTGTACGAAGACGGCTATATCGCCGACGACGAGTGGGAAAAGATCGGCAAAAAGGGGGTGATGACGGCCGGCTATTGGTTCGCCCTGCCGACGCGCCAGGCGGTGATCACGCTCGACTACATCGCCGACGTCTTCACCGGCCGCGCGCCCGGCCCGATGGACGATCCCGGCATGTTCTACGAGGAAGGGCTCATGCGCGACCGCCAGTAAAGGGCGGGCCTAGACAAGCGCCGTGGGCCACCGCAGTACGCGATGGCCCCCAATCCGGGCAACCCCGTACTAAGGCCGCGTCGGGATCGGACGCTCGACGCGGCATTTTTTTTGAGGGCCGCCCCGTCAATGACCATCGCCAGCGTCATACCCGCCGTTCGCGTGGCCGGCACGATTGGTGGATCGCTTGGCCCCTTCAACATTCAGCGCAGCGGTGTTGATGTTCCCTTTCGCAGCACGTCACACCTTCGCGTGCGTCGTCGGGACAGTGACGGGAATTGGAGCGCGACGCTGACGCTCAACGTCGACTATACCATCGCCACCACGCCGGTCGGTTCAGTTGGGTGGTTGACGGGAACGCTGACACTTATCGGTGATCAAGACCCGCTCTATGACGACGAACTTCTTGAGGTGGTGCGCAACACGCCTACAAACCAGTCGACCGCATATGCCAACGCTGGCAACTTCAATTCCAAGAACACCGAGACCGGTCTCGATCTTGCCGTCGCCTACACGCAAGACGTGGCCGCGACGCTAGAGCTTCAGACCTTGGATGCTGTGGCAACCGTGCTCGTCGAGCAAAACACGCTCAACAACCTCGTGCTCGCGTATTCAAGCGTGACCGCCAACGGAACGGCGGGACCATTCCGGCTTCCCAACATTAGCGCGCCGTCGCGGTATAGCTGCGATGTGGTTGTGGGGACCACGCCGCAGCTTGACGGGTTCACGCTAACGCTGGATGGCGCTGACACGCTGATCACGTTCGGCGGGCCGACCTATCCTCCAAACGGCGTGCTGATCCAGTGCATGACCAAGACATTGCTTGGATTGAACGGCACGAACGGAACAAACGGAACAAACGGCGCGACCGGCGCGACTGGGGCGACGGGCGCAACCGGCGCTACTGGCCCGGCCTCTTGGGCGGCGAGCGCCGCATGGCTGACGGCAACTGCATATAGCGCCACCGCGCCGGCCAGCGTCGTGACGGAGGGTGGATCGAGCTACGTGTGCATCGTTGCGCACACGTCGGGCACGTTTGCGACGGACCTGGCCGCAGCGAAGTGGTTGCTGATCGCATCGAAAGGCGACACGGGCGCAACTGGCGCGACCGGTGCGACAGGGGCAACGGGCGCCACCGGGCCAACTGGCTCCGGTTCCGGCGACATGGTTGCCGCGACGTGGGTCGATACAGACGGCACGCTGGCCGCGAACAGCGATGTGAAAGTTGCCTCGCAGAAAGCGACGCGCACTTACGTTGCGGCGCAGATCGCGGCGACACCATCGGGCGCCCCCCGTGGCTACCTCGCCGGGCTGACGCTTTCCAACAACGCTGGTGGCGCAACGGGCATTGATGTGGCGGCAGGGGTTTGCCGAAATTCCACGAACGCAAACGACATTACCCTCGAAACCGCGCTCACCAATAAAATAGTCGGCACGGCTTGGGCTGTAGGGTCTGCGGCGGGCGGGCTGGATCAAGGCACCATCGGCAACGGCACCTATCACGTCCACACCATACGACGTTCGGACACGAACGGAGTGGACGCGATCGTTTCGCTGAGCCACGATCAAAGCGCCACCTGCACGATGACCATCGCGTCGCCCGCCGTGGTGACGATGGGCACGGCAGGCGCCGGGCACGGTCTCGTTGCCGGCTCGCCCATCAAGTTCTCCACGACCGGCGCTCTGCCCACGGGCGTGACGGCGGGGACGCAATACTACGTCATCTCGACGAGCTTGGCAGAAACGACGTTCCAGTTCTCGACATCGAATGGCGGAAGCGCGGTCAACACGTCGGGCTCACAGTCTGGCGTGCATACCTGCCTGCCGGGGCCGCAGATGCCGACGAGTTACGACAGCTTCCGGCGCATCGGGTCGATTGTGCGGGCGGGCGCGGCCATCCGGGCGTTCGTGCAGGACGGCGACAGGTTCATGTGGCGGGTTCCGATCCAGGATTACAACTCCAGCCCCGGAGTGACGACTGCGGTTTCCCGAGCCCTTACGGTGCCGGTGGGGGTGCGTGTTGTCGCGTACGTTTTTGGTCAGGTTCAGGCGGCTGGATTTGCTCTGTTTCTGAGCGACCTGACCCAAACGGACACCACCGCGGGAACTACCGTGTGGACGGGCCGAACCGCGAACGCGGACGTCGATATGCACTTTTATACAGGCATTTTTGTGCGAACCAATGCGAGCGCGCAGATTCGCACACGCATAAGTAGCAACGTGTTTTATTCAATCGAGACGCACGGCTGGCTTGACGCTCGCGGAGCTAACACCTGATGCCATACATTCAGCGCGACAACGACGGCAACATCATCGCCATCACTGGCGTATCGACAGACGAATACGTGGACGGCCCGGTGGAACTCTACGTGCCGCTCACGCAGCACAAGACCAAGGCGCTGGCGCAACTCCGCTCAGCCGTCTCCGCAGCACGCCAGAAGTACGCCACGCCAGAGACGGCTTACCAGTCGATGATCTACGACCAGAAGCGCATCGACGCGCAGGCGTACATCGCAGCGGGCAGGCCATCTGATGCGAGCGCCTATCCCATCCTTGCGGCTTCGGCTGCGGGACAGGGACGCAGCGTGAGCGCGGAAGCGGACGCCGTGATCGCATCGGCTGCGGCTTGGATACAGATCGGCGCTGCGACTGAACAGCTGCGCCAAGCTGGACAGAACGCCATCAACGCCGCGACCACGCAGGCGGATGTAGAAACAGCAAGGGACGCCTATGTCGGGCAGTTGCGGGCAATCTAATGACAGACCTTCAGAAAATCCCCGCATCCATGATCACCGGCGTCGCCGCCGCTGACACCACGATCCTCGCGCTTGCGGGCACGCTCACTGCGCCAGGCAAAATGTCCTACGCGACTGGCACCGACACGGTGTCAGAGGTGGATAGTACATCGTTCGGTCGATCTGTGCTGAACGCTGCGAACGCCGACGCGCTGGCTATCCTGACGGGGCTTACGGCGCGTGGCCTTGCGCAGTACGACGTCCATCGGTTTGGCGCAGTCGGCGACGATACCGCCGATGACACGGCGGCATTTCAGGCGGCTATCGACGCATTTCCAAATCCCGTCATCTATGCGCCTCGCGGCACCTACAAACTGACGGAAACGCTCACCTGCACGAACAAATCGCTGACCATCATCGGTTCGTCGATGACGGGTTCCAGGTTGCGTTGGGCGGGAGCGGCCGGACTGAACGGATTACAATTCGTCGCCACCACCCACCAACCTACCCTGCACATCGAAGGTGTTGCGCTTCAGTTTCTCGCTTCGCCCGGTAGCCGCACACTTGGCGGGACGGCAGTCGACGCGCGTTGGCCGACGACTTTTCTCACAGGCTCGGGCGACACTCTTAGCCTTCATCGTTCTTATGTAGGCTCAGTTCCTACGGCGAACCTTTCGGACTGCTTCGGCGGATGGGCGCAGCAGGTTTACGCGCGGAACCCGTCGCAACTTCAATGTCACGGCTCGACGTTCAACAGTCAGGGAACGCAACGTCTCGGCGTTCGACTTTTCACCGTTAACGCAGACACCTCGAACCCCAACGTCTTCTTCTTCTCGGGCAACAGCTTCATCGGCGCGCTCAATGGCTTGCAATTTAGCGGCAACGTCAGCCTCGGCGGCGTGTCGTTCAGAGACAATTCATGGGTCGGCATGAGCCGTTGTCTCGACGTGGAAGTGGCGAGCGATCTTGTGCAAGTCTTCGGCAACTACATGCAGTGTAGCGAGAGCGGCATGTACATCAACGCCCGCCATCCGATGATTGGCGACAACCGCATCGATCTCAGTGGCATCGGCATCTACACACTGCCGGCTGTTGCCACGGGCATCCTGATCGGCTCCAGCTTTTCGGCATTGGACGGCGGCATTGTCAGGGACAACATTTTCTACAGCGAAAGCCACACCGGCCACAAAGACGCAATCGTCATCAACGATGCGATCTCGGGAGCTATAATCGAAGGCAATAAATTCGGCGCTGGCGGCGACACGTTTCGACGCGGCATCTGGTTTAAGTCAGGCTCCGTCAACAACGTGGTCGGCCACAACAAGTGGACCAACGTCACGGAGAGGGTCAAAGACGACAACGCCACATCGACCAATGTTGTATTGAGCAGCGGCGGTCACTGCATCGTCACGCTGGCCGCCAACCAAGGGAGCGTGGCTGACGGCACATGGACAAAAGTGCTGTACGACACCATCGTGAAAAACACCGACACGCTGTGGGATGCGACGAACAAGCGCATCACGCCGGGAGTCGGCAAGCGCGTGAGGTTGTTCTTCAGCGCCTATTTGACCACGAACACACAAGCCGACGTCGTGACGTCGTGCGCGTGGCGGAAGAATGGAAGCAACACGCGTCAGGGGACGCCGCTGTTTTCATCGATCGCTGGCGGTACGATTGTGCAGGCGGAGTGTACGGTTGTCGGGAACGGAACCGACTACTACGAGCCCTTTATCTTCGCGGACACGACCGTCTCCACGACGGGCACGATTGACGCCACCACTGATACCACGTGGGTCGAGGCATATGAATTTTAGGAGGCACCCGTGACTGAAGAAGTGAGCCTGTCGCAACGTCTCCGCGATCTCGGCTTTGTGCCGACGCCGGGCTTTCCGAAGCCGGGTGACTTTGTTTTGCAAAACGACGGCGACGGGCGCGGCACGTACATCCGCGAGTGGTTGAGCGAAGAGCCGTGCCCGTTTCCTGAACTGATCCGAGAGCCATTTGTTGCGCCCGTCGCGGATGGGGACGCGCCATGAGCGTCTTCGACGAAGTGCTTGTCCGTCTCGGCGACGGCTGGACTGGCGTCACGGTGCGCGAGGAGGGCGGCTTCTGGTGCATCGCCGGCGACCACTCGGGCACGCGGCACTCTGGCGCGCGCGCGGACTACGCTTCGCTGGCCGATGACCTGGCGCGCATTGCGCGAGAACTAGCGGCGATGACACCCGCCGCGCCTGTGTCGGCACCCGCCGCGCCTGTGTGGGTGCGACCAGAACCGCACGTCGACACCGCCACTCCCCTCCCGATTGAACCCGCGCTCGCGGATGCGGCGGGCGATACGCCCGCCCCTAATTTGCCGCCTGTGGCTTTCGATGTTGCCGCGACAGCGGCGCCAGACGTAGCCGAACCCCCTCCTCGACTTGACGCCGAGCTTGTCGCCGCGCCGGATATTGGCGCTATGCGTGCAATCCTGCGCCAGCGGATTGCCGCCGAAATGATGCGGCGTAGCGGCATCACGTCCCTCACCTTGCGGCGCGCGGCGGAACTTACGGCGATCATCAACGATCCTGCCACCTCGCCCGAGGCAAAGCGCGACGCGATGCTGGAGGCCGAGCAATTTGGCGAGCTTGCTTCAAGCGCCGCGCCGTTTGAGGACGTGCGCGTGCGGAAGGAAATGGAAGTTCTCGAACTGAAGACAGTCGAGGAAATCTATGCGTATGACACGCTGGCGGGCTGGCCGGAAAAATAAGGGGCAAGGCCGTGGAAGAAGAACCGATCACCAGTGAAAAGAGCTTCGCCGATGGGTTCGGCAATGAAGTTTACATGATCTTGGCTGTGCTCGGGGTCGGTTTCCTTGCGATCAAGGGTGTGTGGTTCGTCGTTTTCGCCACCGTGATTGCGCTGTTCTTCCTGTGGCGTTTGTCGCTCGTCTTCCCGCCCGTGCGCGCGTGGTATCTCACGAGCCTCGACGCCTGGCGCAAGTCGATCAGCTACCTCACCCGCTTCATTCATCTGTCGATGAAGAAGAAGACCGTCGAGGTGAACAGCGAAATGGGCCAGCTACAGGGAGTCATGGCGGCTCGGCCGACCACCCTGTTTGCGCCATCGACCTTCCTCACGCCCGTGTGGCTGACGCTCGCCGGCCTGGCGATCTTCGCGGCGGTGCTCGCGTGGGCGCTGTGGATGCGGATCATCACCATCCCCTCTCTCGAAAGGGCGTTGGAGCTTGCGCGCGCAAACAGTGCGGTCGCCGTCAACGCCAACCGAGGGTGGGAAGAGGCCGAGCGCGGCTTGCGTTCGGCGCTGGCGCAGGCAAACGAGACAATCACACGGCAGCAAAAGGCGGCAATCGCCAGCGAGGCCGAGACATTCAAGCGCGGGCGCGCCGAGGGTTTGCGCATCCGTTCAGGCCGGGAAAAACAGAAGGAGCTTGAGGCAAATGCGAACCGTGGTGGCGCTCTCATTGTCGATCCTGACCGCTTCCTGCGGGACATTGGGATTGAGCCGGAAGGAAGTGGTGACGCGCCCGGTGCTGATCGAGACGCCAGTGGTGGCGCAGGAGACCAAGCCCCTCCCCGCTGAATGCTCGCTCGGGCCGCAGCCGCCGGAAGGGTTCGTGGTTCCCGCCAAGCCGCCGGCCGGCGCGCCGAACGAAGTCGTGCAGTCATGGGCGCTGACCGTGATACAGATGCGCTTCAACTCGGTTAACACCGCCAACGATGTAAACGCCGAACGACTCACGCGATGTAAGGACGGCATTCCAGACGGGGCCAGCGTTCCGGTTGGCTAACGGACTAAGGGGCTGACGTTGAGCGAAGATGTGATGAAGCATCTGATGGACCTTGCCGGTCGCGTCGGTGCAAACGAGGCGCACACCACAGCGGTCGCGGAAGCGCAAAGGGACACGCGCGCGGCGGTTGATCGTCTCAGCAATGAACTGCGAAGCTCGGTTAACCAGCTTCGCGCCGAGATCAAACAGGATGCCGCGAACCGGCACATCGAAATTCTGCGCGCGATCAAGGATGCGACCCCCGTGATCGTGCCTCCTCCGCGCGCAGCGGCAGACGATCCGCTCGTGCGCGCCCTCACCTCGTTTGCCGAGGCCGCGAGCGAGCAACGCAAGCCGCCGTCATTCCTCGTGCGCTACTGGAAAGAACTTCTGATCGTGTCAGCGTTGGTCGGAATGCTCATGTTCGGCGCCGGCGCGCAATCCGGCGGACACGCGGCGGATATCGCTTCGCGTGTCTTCCTCGGGAACAATTAAGGGCTGACAATGGAACGCGAGAATCTGTGGAAGAAGTATTGGATCGAGTTCTGGCGCGACCCGATTGTCGTGCGGGATTTCTTTATCTCGACAACCTTCCTGATGCGCATTTTCTCGCTCTTGTGGCTGGCCGTGGTGCTGTTCGCGCTGACGGCGGCCGTACTCCCTGCGCAGCAAAAATCATGGGCGCTGTGGCTCCCGCCGGAAGACGCCAGGCTGGCGCACGACACGGCGGCAGTCGTCACCTATGGCTCGTTTCTCGTCGTTGTCATGGTGCAGGCGGCCATGATGAAGCGCGCCAGGTGGATCGGCGGGTTCGGCGTCCTACTGGCGGCCATGCTCCTTAGCTTTTCGCTCGTGGGCGCGTTCAACTATTACAGTCACGCCAATGAGCGCACCTCGGGCGCGACGGTCACGAGCGGTGTCAACGCCGTGTCGGCGGTCGCCGAGGCCGAGGCGGCGCTCGACACGCATGATCTCGAAACCAAGGCGGCGCTCGACAAGATCGACGCCGAGAGCGCTCGCGCGCTCGCTCTGTTCGACGATCAGATTTCCAAGGTGCCGGCGAACTATCCGACCGGCATGTCGCGCCTCGTGCGCCAGCGCACAGCGGCGGCAGAGACCGCAGCCAAGGCGCGCAGCGACACGATGGCGTTTGCCACGGCCAAGCGGGCTGATCTCGTCAAGGCGCTCGACAGCGCACGCGCGACGAACGTCGACACCATCGCCACGAAATCCGACACCCGCCCCGTCGACGGGTTCGTGTCCCGGCTGACCGGGTTCGAGCGCCGCGACGTCTCGAACTTCATGGACCTGTCGCGCTCGGCGGTGTTCGAGCTTCTGATCATCATCGGCGCACCCCTCTTCACGCTCGGCCTTCTGGCCGCGCTCGACATGCGCGTCGCGCCGGCAAAGATCGTGATCGTGGAAACGCCAATACCACCCAAGCCGAAACCGCGCCCACGCCCGAATCAGGTGCGCGTGCGGCCGGCGACGGATGAGGAGCTTGCCGCGTGGGATGCTGAAGAGCTTGGCATCATCAACGATCCCAAGCCGCAGGCTGATCCGCCGGAACCTCCCGAGCCCCCGCAACCCCCTGAACCGCCCGTTGGCGATCCACCGACTGAATAATAGGAGGCGACCATCCCGAAAATTGTGGGTCTAGATGTCGGCACTTCCAACTCATGCATGGCAGTCATGCGCACGGGCGGATCAGTGATCGTCCCGCCGGCTAACGACGCGCAGCGTCGCGTCACGCCGACCGTTGTCGCCTACCCCGAGAGCGGTCGCGGCGCGCCGCTTGTCGGCCATATCGCGCGCATGCAGTCGATGAGCAATTCGGCGTTCACGTTCTATGGAACCAAGCGCCTTGTCGGTCGGCGCTTCGATGATCCGCTCGTGCAGGAAATGATTGAGCTTGCGCCGTTCGACATTGCCGAGGGTCCGAATGGCGAGGCGTACCTTGTCGGCCCCGAGAACACGCTGATTTCCCCCGAGGCGGTGCTCGGCGAGGTGGTTGGCAGGATGAAGGCCGACGCCGAGAAGTTCCTCGGCGAGCCCGTGACGCATTGCATCCTCACGGTGCCGGCGTTCTTCGATCCGCACCAGACGCAGAAGATGGTCAGCGCCGTGAAGCTCGGCGGTATGACTGTCGTGAAGACGTTGGCCGAGCCCTCGGCGGCGGCGCTGGCGTGGGGCATGTCGAGCGACGTCGGCCGCACCGTGGCCGTTTACGATTTCGGCGGCGGCACATTCGACGTCACCATCATGCGAGTGAAGAAGAAAGGTTTCGACGTACTCGCGTGGGATGGCGATCAGTTTCTCGGCGGCATGGATTTCGACAAGCGCATCGTCGAACTGATGATCGCGCGCCTGCACGAGAAGACCGGCCTCGACGTGCGCGGCAACCGCCTTTCCCTGCAACGTCTGCACGAGGCCGTCGAGCAAGCCAAGGAAGCGCTCTCCTCTACCGAGACGCACAACATCATTCTGCAAAATCTCTCTGACGCCGGCCAGCTTGAAACGGCGACGTTGAGCGAGACACTGACGCGCGAGGAGTTCGAGAGCATCGTCGCCGATCTCGTCGAGCGCACCGTCGAGCCGTGCGAAGCGGCTATGCGCAAGGCCAAGATCACGCCCGAGGAAATCGACGACGTGATCTTGATCGGCGGCATGACGTCGATGCCGCTTATCATGCGCGCCGTCGAGAGCATCTTCGGCAAGCCTGGCCGCAGCGATATCCCGTTCGACATTGCCGTCGCCAACGGCGCAGCCATGATGGGCGCGGCAGAACAAGGCACGATCAAGAACCTCGCACTGAACGAACGTCTCACCCACTCCATCGGCTTTGCTGACGCTGACGGCGTGATGGTGAAGCTCCTGAAAACCAACACCCCTCTTGAGCGCGACGGATCGAAGATCGTCACCACGGCGGTCGACGATCAGCGCACCGCTGTTATCGATTTCTATGAGGGCGAGCGCGACGACGTGTCAGGCAACCGTCACGTGCGGCGTTTGATTTTGAAAGATATCGAGCCGCAGGCCGCAGGCTTGGCGCAGGTGCGCATCGGCGCGCGCGTGGATCGCGGCGGCATGGCGACATTCCTCGCGGCCGACGTCGAGAACCCCGCGAACGAAGTCGTGCGTTCGATCCACATCGGCAGCGGCATGACGCGCGCAGAGATCGAAGAGCTTCTGGCGATGGACTAGGAGGCGTGAATGGAGAATCACCATGGACTTTCTCAACGACTATTTGCCGCCAGGCTTCACGCTCGTGAAGACCGTCGTGTTCGGCATCACGCTCTGCGTCGGGCTGAAGATCGGCGATTGGCTTACCGACGTGGTGGCGGCGGCCATCCCGAAAGGGGTCGGCCAACGTAGACGCTGAAGGCGCACACGGGATCTGAAAAATGGACCGCCCTACGTAGGACGGTCCATCGCTACCGCGAACGAAAAAACGGCCCCGAGTTTCCCCGGGGCCGTTTCACGTGGAACATGCGACTGTGCGGCTTACCGTTCACGCCGCCTGCGGCTGGCGATCCTTGCGGTTCGCCACGAGACGGCGGGCAAGTTCGGACGGCGAGAGCGCCGGGTCAAGGGCGACCCCCGCCACAACGGCCCTGCGGGGCGCTGTGAGGCACAGGAAGCCGAGGGCTTCCATAGCCTCGATCAGCACCGACAACGCCCACAGAAGCGCCTCGCTGGCCCGCGTGGCGGGTTTCACGACGCCGGCATGGGTGGCGGCCGTCTTCGCCGCCTCGGCGCGCCGGGCGTGCAGCCCGGCAATCACCTTGTCCCGCTCGCCGGCCAGCACCCCGAGGGTGATCGGGCCAATTCGCTGACCATGTTCATTGAACGCGTTCAGCGCCGGCACCGCCGCGATCTCGGCGTCGATCATGGCGACCGCCGCGTCGGCCGCTTCCTTGGCCTCCCACGGCGCCCACCGCTGCGCCTCGGCGCCCATCATGCCCTGATGGCCGGAATAGCCCGACCACCCGAGGCACCCGAGCCCGAGGAGCACCAAGCCGACGGCGCGAGCGCCGCCGATCTGCGCGGCGTTCTTCAGCGCGCGAACGCCGAACACCTGCAACGCCACCGTCAACGTGACGGTCAGCACCATGAGGATGCCCGACGTCGCATTCATCCAGCCGTTCACGCCGACCACCGTCCACGCACCGACTGCCGTCCACAGCGCAGCGGCCGAAAGCCACCGCTCGTTTTTGATTTTCTCAAACATCGTTCTCTCCATTTCGAGGCGACGCGCCTCTTAACGCCGAAAGCCGGCCACGCTTTTCAGGGCGGGGCCGGCTTGGTGGTGGGTGGGTGGCGAGCTAATCGTACCAAGACAGGGCGGCAGAGATTGCGTCACATACTCTTGCAAGGGCCATCTTTCGCGCCGAGTCTTTTTCATTGTGCTCCATCTGGCCGCGAACTGCGTTCCGCACTGTTTTGAGCATGAGGATGATCCCCATTTTAAACAGTGCATTTTCTGTATCGATGGCCCGCGACTCCGGCGTTCTCTTTGTGCGTGTCATCTATCTTCACTCCTTCAACGCACACATTCTCGCCGATAAAAGTAAAGGAAGTGTTAAGGCTGGGCGCGCCACCGCCTCATCTTTTCCTCTTTAGAGATTCGCTTAGCGCCTTCTTGTGGGCTTCACTTTTGGGGACGCCCTTCAATGACTTTGATATCTTTTTAGCGTGCTCAGGATCGGCGTTAATCTTCGCATTTCGCTCGCGCATCATTGCTAACCACTCCGGCGATCCACGTTTCGTCTTGAAGGTTTTAGGAATGCGGCCGAGACTTTCATTTCTGGCCTTGTTGGTGGCTTTATCTTTCCAGTCTTTACATGATCACGAATTTTAGCCGTGGCGCGCGCCTGAGCTTCCGGCATCAGAGCCCCGCCGTCTCCGCCGATACTTCCGTTGGTTAGAGGGTGGCCGACACTGAGAGATCGTTTAATCATTTCGCGCTCTGCGGCATTTGCATGTTTTTCTTTGACCATGAGTAAACGAATCATCTGTGGCTCAACGCCGTCAGCTAAGATGCTTTTTATCCACTTACCGCGATGTGTTGGCCTGTCGCGCCCCTGAGCCCGCACATGCTTTCGCAGGCGGGCTCTTGGCTGTGTCGTTTTCCCGATATAGCGAAGTTGGCTGGGAAAACGTGGATCAATAAGAGCGTAAATTAAGACACGCATACGAGCTTTCGATTTGCAGAGTGCGGAAGCGACCATTTCTTCGCACAAACCGGACCATATCCAACTTCAACGCTGCGCGGGTCGGTCAACTCGATAGCGCAGAAGCAACACTCCTTGGTCTCGATGCCGTAAGCGACGGCGACCGCCACAGGATCAGCGGCAAACTCGACGAGCGCGGCGATCACGCCGTCATAACTTTGAATGCCGCCCACGTAGGAGCGTTGGAACTTGCCGGCGTCGTCGATGCGGCCGTACCATTTGCGCTCGCCGAACGTCGCGCCCTCGCTCGTGACCATCAACTGACCGTAGTAACGGCTGTTCGACGTGGCGCGGGCAACGCGGAAGCGCTGACCGTCGCTGGCCTTGATCATAAAGAACGCCCTCTTGCCGCCGTGCGCGGCGAACATTTCGTTGATCTTCACGAGGCTGATCTCGACAGGCTTTGCAGCCTGGCGCTTGCGCGCTTCCTCGATCTCTGCCGCCAAGGTTCCTAAGCAATCGAACTGGCGGGCCGACAGCGAACCGCGTTCCGACAACTGATTGAGAAGCGAATGCGCGAACGCCTGACCACTCGGGCGCAGAAGGCTCACGCCTTCGCGCACGATGGTCTCGGCTTCAGATTGACCTTGCTCTTTCATGTTCGTCTCCTTCAACAAGGGACACTCTGAGGCGAAGAGATTAAGGAATAGTTAAAACGGATGCTGCGCGCCGCGATAGTTGCGATTTGGCGGATAGGCAATGTCGACAGCCTTACGCAAATCACGAATCGCCTTTTCTATCGGCACGCACTGAAGATCAGCAATCATACAGAGCGCGACTGATGGAATGACGTCCTCGATTTGCGCGACCTCAAGAAATTCCGTGTCGTCGTTTTCCGCGATCCGCTGAATAGCCGCACGATATCCGATACCCATAACTCACCCCACCACCGCGAGCGCCACGAGCATGGCGTCGATCTGTTCACTGGAATAACCGCGACGCGCCACGTAGCCGCGCAGGCGAATCGCTTGATCCCGGTAGTGCGCCGCTGTGGCATGTTCGCCTTTGGAGGCGGCGACGCATGCCCGACTAGACGACAGAAGCACTTCATCGAGAAGCGCCTCGATCTCGATATCGACCGTCGCGGGAAGCGGGGGCGCCGGCTTGCGATAGTCGGCCAGGTTGATGACGTTGCTCATGGGGTTCTCCTTACCGCTCCGGCCTACCCGACAAATCCTAACAAAGTGTTGACGTCGTGTATTGACACCGACCATAGCGATTTGCTACGGCTCGGGCAATGGCGAAAAAGCTCACACCCGTTCAAGCGTTCATTCGGCGTTGGGAATCATTCCCCGCCATGGCGAAAGACGTGGCCGCGACCGGCGTAAAGTGCAAGCCGTGGCAACCGCGCGACTGGTTTCATCGCAAGCGCATCCCGGCGACGTACCACCGCCCGGTGGTGATCGCCGCCTACAACTGCGGCATGGCAGACGTCACCCACGAGGTGATCGCTGAAATGCACGCGGCCAAGCGGGCGAGGGCGGCGTGAAGCCCGCGATCCTTCTCCTTCAGCCGCCGCCGTCAGCGAACAACCTGTGGAAACAGCAAGGCGCGCGGCGCGTGCGCACGTTTGAGTATGCCTCATGGACGACACACGTCGTGACTGCGACGCGCCTTCAGAAGTTCCCCAAGAACATTGCCACGCGGTGCGTGATCATCGTCGGCGTGACGCGCTCGAACGCGCGGGCGGATATCGACAACCGGATCAAGCCGCTTCTCGATGCGCTGAAGAGTGCCGGCGTCTACAAGGACGACAACATGGTCACGGCGGTTGCAGCCGCCTGGCAACCCGACAGCGCGCCGCTGATGCAGGTGATGATGTTGCCGGCGACGCAGCGGATCACGCTCGAATACATTCCGTTAACCCCTGACGGTTTTACTGGCGGATGGTTCCTCACCGCCCTCAATGGAGAAGACTATGGCAATCGATTTGGCGTCACTGAAGAAAGTGAAGGGCGGGACGGAGCCGCCAAGGCTGTTGATTTACGCTGAACAAGGGCTCGGCAAGACGTCGCTCGCGGCCGAGTTTCCGCGCCCGGTGTTTATCCTCACGGAGACCGGCATTCCCAAAGGGCTCGACGTCGACGTAATGGGCGGGCGGCAACTTGTCTCCTATGGCGAAATCAAAGAGGCGATGATTTCGCTTCTCACCGAGAAGCACGACTATCTCACCGTCGTGTTCGACTCTGCGGGTCCGCTTGAGCGGCTGATCCAAGCCGAGGTGTGTGCGCGCAACTCGTGGAAGAGCATCGAACAACCCGGCTACGGCAAAGGCTACAAGGAATGCGATTACCTGTGGGCCGAGTTCATGGATGGCGTGAAGCGCCTGCGCGAAACCGGCATGGCGGTGCTCATTCTTGCGCACAGCGAGCTTGAACGGGTCGATGAGCCGGGATCACAATCCTTCAACCGGCGCGGCCTCTCCCTGCACAAACGTGCGGCGGCAATCATGGAGCGCGAGGTCGATGCGATCTTGCTGATCAAGCAAGACGTGGTGATCACCAAGGACACGCAAGGGTTCGGCTCCGAAAAGAACGCCCGCGCCATTGCGCAGAGCGGCGAACTGCGGTGGATTTATTCGCAACCGGCGGCGGCATACGTGGCGAAGAACCGCTATGACATTCCGGCGCGCGTGCCGTACCCGCGAGGGCAGGGCTTTGCGCAACTGAAGCCATATCTGATTGCGGCGCGCGAAGATGCGCCGTCGCCGCAGATCGAAAATCACTTGCAACCGAGGGAGGATCAGGCACAAGAAAACGCAGACGCAAACTAGAAACGAGAAACGAGTTAACGAGAAACAAGGAACGAGAAAATGGCCCAACTTGGCATGACGTTTACCGCCGACCCGAATGCGCCGAAGGCGTCATTCGACACCCTCCCGCCCGGCGAGTACGTCGCGCAAATCGTCGACAGCGAGATCAAGACTGTCGGCGCTGGCGGCACCGGATTGATGATCTCGCTTACGTGGGAGATCATGGAAGGGCCGAACAAGGGTCGGCGCATCTGGCAGAACATCAACTATAAGAACGACAGCGAGAAGGCGCAGAAGATCGGCCTCGGGCAACTGAACGACATTCAGGTTGCCCTCAACGTCGCCGCCATTGAGGACACCGTTCAGCTTCACATGAAGCCGGCGCGGATCAAGCTGAAGATCACGCCCGCCAAAGGCGAGTACAGCGAGCGCAACGACGTGTCAGCGGTGAACCCGTGGACGCCAGGCGCGCCGCTTCAGCAAGGCCAGGCCGCCGCACCTGCGTCAGCGCAGCAAAGCGCATTCGCAAACGCTTCTCCTCCCCCGCCGCCCGCACAGGACGACAGCAAGCCGTGGGGGTGATCGTATAGGTCGCGCGCAAGCGTGATCTAGGAACATGCCGGGCGACGCTGGTCACGCGTCCCCACCCGCCCCTGTGGCTGCGTCAGCCCGGCATGTTTTCTTTTTCAGGAGGAGTTTCACGTGGAACATTTGAAGATGACTATCGCCGTGCAGCGCGGTCAGGTGCGCGCGGAGCGCACGCTGTTTCTCAGCCGTGACGACGCCAATGCGTTGCTGAATGACTTTGATCTAAACGGCCTTGAGGCCGAGCCGCCCGTCGTCGACACAGCCGATGACATGGTGGCGAAGATGCTCGCCGCTGGCAAAACACTCCCCATGACGGACGCGCGCCCACCGCGCACGCCAGGCAAGAAAGGGAAGGCGCTCGACTACACGTCGCCGGCTGCGATCAAGGCCGGGCGGTTTGCCGCCGGCTTGCTGGCGGGCGGCGCCGCGAACGCGACGGTCGAGAAGGCCGTGCCGCTTCTGCCACAGTCGACCGTCTCGCGGATCAAGACCGGCAACCTTCCCGCCGGCCCGTTCCGCGACGCGGTGGCGTCCACATGGGAAAAGACGAACCCGCACACCAACCCGTACAAGGCGCAGCCGGCGAGCACGGAAGCGTTGAGCGAAGAAGATGAGTTCTTCGCGGGCGACGACGACAACGACAACGGGATTGGCACCGGCCACGCAGGCGAAATGCTCAACGCCGAGGAACCTGACGATCCCCGCGACCGGCCCGTCATGGAGACGCGCGAAGCACCGCCCGAAAAGACCGCCGCCGAACTGAAGGCCGATCCGAATTACCGACCGTCGCCGTATCCCAACGGCCCGCAACCGGAGCAACAAACCTCGCTTCTGCCGCCCCCGCCGGCTGAGACGAGCACGTCAAAGCCGTGGGGCTGATCCATGGCAAAGATCGATCTCATCGTGGCGACGGAGAGCGCCAAGCATACTGACGCCGCACACGAGGCGTCGCAGCAACCGCGCCACTCCAATCGCCTCGGCGGCTCGGTGATCGGCGAGGAGTGTGACCGCTCGATCTGGTACGGATTTCGGTGGGCGTACCCGCCGGAAGTCTTCACCGCCGCCAAACTGCGCATCTTCCGCGCCGGTCACCGGCTGGAGGAGGAGATGGTCGACGATCTGAAGCGGGCTTTCAACACCGTCGATGATCCTGATGCGGTACGTGATCGCAACCCGGCGACCGGCGGCCAGTGGGAGGTGACGAGCATCGGCGGACACTTCGTCGGCAAGTTCGACGGGATCATTCGCGGATTGCCGGAAGCGCCGAAGACCGAACACCTTCTCGAATGCAAGTCGCACAAGCGAAGCTCGTACAACAAGCTCGAAAAGGGCGTGATGCTCGGCGCACCCAAACACTACGCGCAGATGCAGGCGTACATGATCGATTGGGGTTTGCAGCGCGCCTTCTATGTCGCCGAGTGCAAGGATGACAGCGAGCGCTTCACCGAGCGGGTGCGGCTCGATGCCGACTTTGCGATGAACCTGAAATCGAAAGCCGAGCGGATCATCCGCGCCGAGACACCGCCGCCGAAGGCGTGGCAAAGCCCCGAGGAGAAGGGCGCCTTTCCGTGCGGTTGGTGCAAAGCCAAGGAGCTTTGCCACAACGGCGGCCAGCCGGAGCGCAACTGTCGCACGTGCCTGCACGTGACGCCGGAAATGCACGGTGAGGCGGTGTGGTCCTGCGCGCGCCACAAGAAAAATCTCGACACCACGGAGCAACGCGCCGGTTGCCCGAATCACCTCTACAATCCCGCGCTCGTGCCTGGCGAGATCGTGCAGGCCAATCAAGAGGAAGAGTGGGTCGAGTACCGCTTGCACACCGGCCAGACATGGCGCGACGGGTTCAAGGAGGCGAAGGGTGTCTAAGTCTGGTAAGGGGGTCAGCTTGGCGTTGAAGGCACAGCGCGCAGCGCGCAATGAGCGCATCTTCAACGCCTATTTTGAAGGCACGCCGACGCACGCCATCGCCAGGTGGGCCGGCATTGGCGAGCCGCGCGTGCGCTATCTGATCACCGAGCGGTGGAACAAGGGCAAAGGCGACGTGCGGTGTCGGCCACACACGGAGCAACAAGTCGACGACTATAACGCGCGCGTGCATCAGGAGGAGATTGTTAAGCTCTACAAGCGGTACAGCGTTGAGGTGGTCGCGCAGAAGTTGAAAATCAGCGGCGGCGCGGTGCAGATTGCCTTGCTCGCCGCGACGCGTGGCGGGGCCGACACCGGCTTGAAAGTGGGAGGCGATGCCTAGCAAATGGGATACGGTCGAGGTGCGCATGACGGTGTTGCGCGTCAACCTCGGCCGCTCGGTGCTGATCCGCACGCTCGACGGCTTGCGTCAGCTTTGGTTGCCGGCGAAGTGGGTCATTTACTATCCCGACGATCAGTCGATGCAGATGCCGCGATGGCTCGCGGAAGAAGAGGGGTTCGAGCTTTATGAGCGAGACTATGGCGGCGCGTGGAGTCAAATGCCCCACGTGCGGGGCGGAAGTGGGGGATCGGTGCCGCGAGGTGATCTTGCATCAGACGGCGGTGAAGTCGCCAGGCCGCAAGACCAAGAAGAAGGACATTGATTATTCGCCTATGCTGACCGAGCACGACTCGCGCATCGCCAAGGCAAAAAAGGACTTGCGCTGATCCGTAGCATTTTGCTACGCCTCAAACGTCACAGGGAGACTCACATGAAACCAAAGATCATTGTTCACGGCCTAGAGGGCGCGCCGCAGGAAGTGCGTGACTCCGTTCTCGCCATGCTTGGCGGCGTGAGTGAGAACATCGAGGTTGCTGGCGTTGCTGGCGATCCGCCGAAGGAGAACAAGAAGTGCGCGATCTGCGGCATCGTGCATACGCAAGTCAGCTTCGGTGACAATGATGCGATCATCGCCAAGATTGATGCAACCGTACTTGGCGCAGACATTGCCGCATACGCCACAAGGGCCGCGCAACTATGCAATAAATCCCCCGCCATCGCGCTCCTCGGACTGATCACCGCATACCTGATAGTTGCGGAGATCACGCGCGCAGAAGGTCAGACGGACGCCGATCTTGAGCGATTGGCGCACGAAGGCATTCGCATCCTTGCTGGCGACGTTCTCGGCGGCTTGAAGTAGCGCCCCGCTCGATGAAACTGCGCCCCTATCAATCCGCGTGTCTCGACAGCATCGACGCCTATTGGCGTGGCGGCGGGGGCAATCCCCTTGTCGTCATGGCGACCGGCCTCGGCAAGTCGGTGATCTTCGCGGAGAAGGTGCGCAGGATCATCGAGCGGTTTCCGCACATGCGAATCGCCATGCTTGTGCACGTGCAGGAGCTTGTCGAACAGAACTACAACACGCTGCGCGGCCTGTGGGCGGGCGCCAGCATTGGCATCTACTCCGCCGGCCTTGGCCGGAAGGACACCCATCAGCGGGTGATCTGCGCGAACATTCAGTCGATCTACAAGCGCACGCGGGAAGTCGGCGCGTTCGATCTGATCGTCGTCGATGAGGCGCACCTCGTGCCCGCCGAGGGCGAAGGCATGTATCTTCAGTTCTTTGAGGATCAGCGGAAGATCACGCCGGACATGCGGGTGCTCGGGCTGACGGCGACGCCGTTCCGGCTCGACAGCGGCAACATCGTCGGCCGGAACGGCGCGCTGTTCGATGAGATCGTGTTCAACTATGGCATCCGCGAGGGCATCGAAGACGGATGGCTTGCGCCGATCACAGCGCGACGCAGTGGCGTCGAGATCGATGTGCAGGGTGTCGCCAAGCGGGGCGGCGAGTTCGTTGCCGGCGGGCTTGAGAAAGCCGCCATGCACGACGATCTCATCGCCGCCGCCTGCGAGGCAACGCTTCAGCGGGGCGGGGATCGCAACTCGTGGCTGATGTTCTGTTCTGGCGTGAACCACGCCTATGCCGTGGCCGAGGCCATGCGCGGACTCGGGATCGAGACGCAGACAATTACCGGCGACACGCCGAAGGCCGAGCGCAAACAGATCATTAATGCGTTCAAGGGGCGGCGCATCCGGTGCCTGACGAACGCCAACGTGCTCTGTTTGGATCACAAAACTGAAATTCTTACGTCGTCCGGTTGGACGTCGATTGACGACATGACCTATGATCATCAGGTAGCGTCGTGGGACTTTGACGGCAGTGTCGTCTTCGCGCCGCCCCAAAACATCGTTCGACGTTCTCGCCAGGCGCACGAAAAAATGGTGAGCGTCGACAGCGCCCGCAACAATATTCGTGTTACAGGTAACCACCGAATGGTGGTCCGTGAACAGCATACAGCGTGGCGCATTGAGGCCGCAGAAGACGTTGCTTATGAGCGGGTTCATATACCTGTGTCCGGTGTGGCGGCTCCGCTCGATATCAGCTTTGCACCAGGCGAGGCGCCTGACGCGACTACGGTTCGCGCGCGCGTCCGGTCGCTTTCTTACGTTTACCGAAAACGTGGCATGACGGTCGATGCCGCGAAGGTGGCGGCTGAGCTGCACGTTAACCGTCGCGCCCGCATGGAGACTAAAAGCCCTAAACTCCTCTCCTTGGATGAGTGTAGGTTCATTGGTTTTTGGCTTGGCGACGGCACGCTATCGCCGCGTTGTGAGTTCTCGCAATCATGCGTTTATCCGAAAATCATTGAATGGTTTGATGGCGTGCTTGCGAGGCTCAATCTCGCACATTCGCGCGCAGAACGAAACGGCGTCGCTCGGTGGTCTATTGCTCGCGGAACTGGCGGGTCAGACCAAGCACGAGAGAGCGGCTATTTCCCACTTGAGGCGTATCTTGATAAGAAAGGTGTGCCTGAATTTTGGGCGCTAAACGAGGAACAATTCGCCGCCCTGCTTGAAGGATTTTGGATGGCGGACGGAAACCACGGAGACGGTGAAACGCCAAATTCTCGCGGCATAAACGTCGCTGGAGCGCAAAGTGATCTCTATGATCTCCTTCAAGCTGTGGGCGCATGTCGTGGTTACAGATTTACGAAAAGTCCGCTCGCCAATCGCAATCCAGAGCACTCCGATCAGTGGAAGTTAAGTTGGCGGAAGCGTGAGAGCGTGGAGCTTACGGTTGATCGACTTTCCATTGAAACTGACTTCAGAATTGAACGTGTGTGGTGCGTCACATCGGTGACGGGCAACATCATTACGCGACGCGGCGGCAAGGTTGCGGTTGTCGGAAACACGACGGGCTTCGATGCGCCTGGCGTCGATCTGATCGGCTTCCTGCGCCCGACGCTCTCAGGCGGCCTCTATACGCAGATGATCGGGCGCGGCACCCGGCCGATCTATGAACCGGGGTTCGAGCCGAACGACGCCACGCGCGAAGAGCGCAGGGCATCCATTGCGGCTGGCGCGAAGGCGAACTGTCTCGTGCTCGACTTCGCCGGCAACGTGATGCGTCACGGCCCTGTCGACATGGTGGAAGGGCGCGACAAGAAGCCGAAAGGCGAGGGCGACGGCAAGGTCGCGGTCAACAGCGTGCAGGCGAAGCTTTGCCCCAACTGCGACGCACTCAACGATCTGCGCGCGCTCGAATGCGTCGACTGCGGCTATGAGTATCCGGTCAAGGAGAAGCACGCGGCCGAGCCCGATGAGAACGTGGCCGTGATCAGCACGGAAGTCACCAACCAAGGCGTGCGCGTCGATCATTGGAACATGGTGCGTCACGAGAAGATCGGCGCGCCCAACAGTATGTGCGTGACCTACTATGCTGGCCTTTCGCAACACCGCGAGTGGATTTGTTTTGAGCATGACGGCCCCGCCAGGCGGCGCGCCGTTGAGTGGTGGAAGATGCACGGCGGCCAGATACCGGCGCCCGACACCGTGACGGACGGTCTGCGCCGCGTCGGCGAACTGACTGCGCCGAGCGAGATTTTCGTCGAGCCGCAAGGCAAGTTCTGGCGCATCGCCGGCCGGCGCTGGCCGGAAGAATTCATCAAGAAGATCAGGGGGTTTGCATGAGCCGCAACGACACAATCACAGTCGACGTTCACCTTCACCACCAAACCGAGCTTGCTTATCTCGTGAGCGACGACGGCGAGGAAGACAACGCGGTGTGGGTTCCGAAATCCCAAGTGACGTTGGAAGGTGAGGAGCTAACCATTCCGGTTTGGCTCGCCGAAGACAAGGGGTTCATATGATCGCACCGGAAAACGAAAACACCGCGCTGAAAGCCGAGCTTGTGCGCTATCACGGCATCATCGAAGATTTTCTCTATGCGCTCTCAGATGTCGGCACGAAAGTGACGATCCCCGGCAACGTGCGGCTCCTCGGCCACGTGGCGCGCGAGAACAAGATCGCGGAAATCCGCATCGACGCCGGGCGCGAGCTTGGCGCGTTCATCCTCACGAACTACGGGATGATCGGGAAGGGCACCGCCGAGAACATGGACTTGGTGGAGGAATACAAGGTTTGGGTTTTCAACCCATTCAGCACGAACCCGCCCATCGATCTCGATGCGCTCATGGAAGAGTTCGAGATCAAACGCGAGGCGGGCGACAGCGTTAGCGGCAAGATCATCTAGGAGAATGAACATGGCAGACGGACAAGAAACACCCGAACGGTTGCGCGTCAGCATCGAGATATCGCCGGAGGCGATCACAGCCGGCGGCAAGGCTGGCGGCGCGTACCTCGACAAGATCGGCAAGTTCGATCTCACCAAGCTCACCAAGGAAGAGTTCCACCGCTTCAACACGACGGTGATTGTGCATGCAATGCACTTCGCCACGCATGATGCGCTTTCGGGCTTCATCCGCCGACTGGAAAGCAACGGCAACATCATCACCGATCAGGTGCCGGGATGAGCAACGAGACCCCCGCAGCCGGCGCATTCGAGGGTGCGAACCGCATCACCGATGACCGCATCTATCACGAAATGAAGGATCAGCTTGCGCGATCCTCCGAGGGGCCGATCCACGTACCGGCGTGGGACTCGAAACGTGTGTTGACAATCATGCGCGAACTTCGTGACTTGAAGGTCAATCTGATCGACGACGGCAAGTAGCCGTCGAGCACGGCGGGGCACAGCGTGGCGTTCGTATCAACAAAAGCCCTGTCGCCGCTGGCGGAAGGATCGGCCAGGCTCATCGAGCTTGGGTTCTCGATCCTTCCGATCTTGCCGGCCGAGTTCGATGACGGCGCATCGGCCAAGTGGGAGCCTGTGAACAACGCGCACGGCAAAGCGCCGGGCGAGTTCTCACGGGGCCGGTGGTGGCCGGCGAAGGAGTGGGACAAGTATTGCGAGCGCCACCCATCGCAATTTGAATATGAGCTATGGGGCCGCAACTGGCCGAGCGCCAACGTCGGCATCGCCCTCGGCACGAAGGTCAAAGCGGCGGCCGACGATGAAGTCTACAAGCTGATCGCTTTCGATATCGACACGCCGGATATCGACCTGGCCGACGAGATTTTGCGGCATTTGCCGTGGACGCCGAACAAGAAGCGTGGACGCAAAGGGCAGACCAACTTCTATCTCGCCGATCTCGCCATGGGTAACGCCATGTACGAGATCGTGAAGGGCAAGCGGATCATCGACCTTCTGGCCTACCACCGCCAGACGATCGCGCCGCCGAGCATTCACCCCGAGACTAAGCGCCCCTATGAATGGATCGATGAGGCCGGGCTTGTGCACGTCACCCGCCTTCCGCTCCTGTCGTCGGATGCGCTCGAAACCGTGGAAGAGCTTTTGCGCATGCGGGGGTGGGGCGGCCACAAGGCCAGCCGCAAGCCCGACGCCAGCGTTTCACGTGAAACATCGACGTCCGACAGCGATTACTTCACGCAGGCCAAGGTCGCGGCGATGGCGAATCTGGACGCGTGGGTTCCGCACCTCGGCCTCGTGAATTTCGAGCGGGCGCGGGACGGCTACCACGCCACCGCGCACTGGCGGCCAGGCGGCACCGGGCGGCCCATTGCTGACCGGAAGCGCAACCTTTCGATCCAGCCGAACGGCATCACCGACTTCGGCGACAGCAGGGGCTATTCGCCCATCGATTTGGTCATGGAAGCCCTGCGGCTCGATGAGGTGTTGGCGACGGCGTGGCTGCGTCAGCGGCTCGGGCTGGAGCGGCCGACGATCACCACCGCAGACCTGTCGGGTCAGGTGGCGCGCCAGACCGCTCCTAACGTCGTCATTCCTGAGCTTGCGCCGGCCGCTCGTGCGGTTCCCACGAAACCCCCTGTGCATGCCTACCGCGCCGAGGCCGAGATACCGGCGGCCCTCCTGCGCACGCCGGGCCTCCTCGGCGCGGTCACCTCGTGGATTTGCGACACCGCCCGCCGGCCACAACCCGGCCTGGCGCTCGGCGCCGCGCTCACCGTGCTCGGCACGGCCGCCGGACGCCGCTACGCCGGCCCCACGCGGTCAGGGACACACCTCTATGTGCTCGGCCTGGCCCGCACCTCGGCGGGGAAAGACCACGCCCTGCGGATGATCCCGCACCTTCTGAAAGCGGCCGGCGCGCCGCAGACTTTGGGGCCGTCGCAGTTCATGTCGCTCTCGGCGGTGATCAACCGCATGTCACGGGAGCCGAACACCCTGTCGGGCATTGACGAGTTCGGCAGCTTCCTCGGGCGCATCAACAGCCGGCGCGCGGCGCCGCACGAGGCCGCAATCAGCGGCATGCTGCGCTCGCTGTGGGGCGCGAGCTTTCAAACTGTCGTGCCGCCGGAGTGGGCGAGCCGGAGCGCCGAGCCGATTCACGCGCCGTCGCTCTCGATCTATGGAATCTCGACGCCGCAGGAGTTCTATGACGCTTTGCGCGGCGGCGATGTCTCCAACGGGTTTCTCAACCGCTTCACGCTGATGAGCACCCGCCTGCGGCCGGAAGAGCGCGATCCCAAGGTCGAGCCCGGGGTGCCCGACGTGATCGCCGCCGATCTCAAGGCCATCGCCTTGGGCGGCAATCAGCTTCGCGCGGCGACCATGCACGTCAACGGCGTCGATCCGCCCGAGACGGTGGTCATGTGGCGCAACATCGAGGCCGAGACGGTTTACAAACAGTTTGGCCGCTACATCGAGAACGAACGCGAGGCTGATATAGACTTCTTCGCGCGCACCGTGGAAATGGCCGTGCGCATGGCGAGCATCCGCGCCATCGGCATCGATCCCGTGCAGCCGCGCATCGGCGTCAGCGATATCGAGTGGGGGTGTGAACTGGCGCTGTGGTCGAGCGAGCGCATGATGATCGAGGTCAAGGAATGGATGGCCGACAACGAACATCAATCGGAGGCGCAAAGGACCGTTCGATTTATCAAAGAGGCCGGTAGACTTAGCTATAGCGATTTGCTACGCAAGCTCCAGCACCGGATGAAAACACGCGACGTGAAGATGATGCTCGACGGCCTTATCGAAGCAAATCAGGTGCGCCAGGTGCTTGGCGATTTGCCGGCGAACGGCGGGCGCGCGCCGATCTTTTACGAGGTAGTGGAGTAGGTCATGCCAAACACTGAAGAGCGCGTCACCGAGGAAATGACGAGAAGGGTAGGACAATATTACGCCCTGATAACGGATCGACCGTGCAATATCGCCGCCATGAAGCTCGCGCTGAAGGCGGCATTCGTAATGCTCGATGCGCGTAAGCACATCAACGATGCGGTCACGATGGCGGCGCAGGCTTACGCCAGTGAGATCGGCGGTTGCGATGCCGAGGCCATGCGCTGCGCCATCGAGACGATATGCGCGATGCCGATACCTATACCGCCTGCGGAACTGGCGGCCATGGCGCGACAGCGCGCCGCCCGTGAGCTTCGCGCCGCTGGTCTCACTGAGCTTGCCAATGAGCTTGAAAATGGATGTCTGTCGAAGATCACGGCCGGCATGCCGTTCTTCGTGCTGATCGGTTCGGACCCGACCGCCGAGGGCGCGGTGCGATTTTGGGTGCGCGAGAATGTCGCCGTGCAACCGGAACTGAAGGTCGACGACGCTCTTTCAATCGCCGACCGTATGTCGGCCTGGCCGAAGAAGGTGGGGTGATGAAAAACTCTGAACTTATTGCGATGCTCTCTGCATTGCCGCTCGATCTCGACGTGCTTGTGCATGGCGACGTCGATGACGACGATCATATGTTTCAAGTGCAAGAGGCGCACGTCGAGTCAACCTGCAATGAAGGTGAAGAAGTAATTCGCCTCAATTTAGGTGAGGCAATTTTCTGATGAGCAAAGTCGATTATGTCCTGACTCAACCGAAAGGCGGCGGACACACATGCCATTGGCCGGGATGCACGAAGGAAGTGCCGGCGGCGATGTGGGGATGCAAAGCGCATTGGTTCACACTCCCCAAACAAATCCGCGACAAGGTGTGGCGCACCTATGTGCCGGGGCAAGAGATCACGAAGACGCCGAGCGAAGCGTATCTGCGCGTCGCTAAAGAAGTTCAGGAGTGGATCACGGCGCACTTGAAAAAATCGGAGCCACACTAATGCGCAAAGCAGCCAAGAAAACCCCCGCCAAAAAGCGCGCTGTCATCGACGTCATTCCTGACGACACGACGGCCGCTGTGCTGGCCGCGAGCATCGTCGAGATTTCACGCGGCGTGGAAGCGCTGCGACGCACACGGCTGACCGACCGCGCCATCATTCTCCTGATCAACGACGCCTGCGATGTGCCGATGGCGACGATCCGCAAGGTGCTCGACGGCATGGCCGAACTTGAACGGAGGTATGTGAAGTGACGATGCAGATCGCCATTACCTACAAATGCAAGTGCATGGCCGCCGAAGAAACCATTATGATCGACGCACGCCAAGAAGGCGAGGAGATCATTTGGTGGATGGACAACACTTTGGGCCCCGCCA